CTGCTCTGCTCTGCTCTGCTCTGCTCTGCTCTGCTCTGCTCTGCTCTGCTCTGCTCTGCTCTGCTCTGCTCTGCTCTGCTCTTAGCAATTGTATTTGGAAGTGTTCCGTTGTCAATCAATTTCTGTATCAATTTTTGCGATTTTTCATTATTGATGTAATACTTATCTTCAACTTCATCTTCCAGATAATCTTTCATCACTTTTTGCAGTTCAATAGGATTTGGAAATGTAAATTTATAATTTCCTAAAATACTAACCATAAAGCAACGATTTCTATTTTGAGCAACGCCATAATTCTTTGCGTTTAAATCCTGCCAATAATTTGAATAACCTTTGCTTTCAAGGAATGCTATCCATTTTTGGAAATCTTCCATGTTCTTCTTTCCGTGAACCTGTGGAACATTCTCCATAAGTAACACTTGTGGTAAATTGCCAACCTCATTCAGCAACCGTTCTACTTCCCACAATAGTCCGGACCTTGTGCCGCTACCTTTAACCATTCCCTTTTGTTTACCGGCAACCGATAAATCTTGACAAGGGAAAGAGTAAGTAAGTAGGTAAGTAAAGGTTTCGGTGTCAACTATTTCTAAATCAGAACCGCTTATTTGAGTTATGTCTGTAGGCTCAAAATCTGTTCCGTGAATTGCGTTGTAACTTTTGATTGCGTACTTATCAAATTCAACAACCTTGTAATGTTCAAAGTCCGCTCCTAATCTTTTAAGTGCCATAGCTTGCGAACCTACTCCGGCAAATAATTCAATTAAACGAATTTTGTTATTTATTCTAAAATCTCTTCTAAATACAGAAAAAATATTTAATTGCTTCATTCCAATACCTCCGTTGATTTCGATTTTTTACTGCGACTTTGCACATCATTAAAAATTGCAAAAATAATCTCATGCGATAATTTAGTTGCGTATTTTTCTCCGATTGCAATGCCAGTTTCCGTAAACTCTTTCCACCAAGAATCATCATCTTCCGGGTAGTAATATTTCTTACGCCAATTCCAAATATCAGTCCACATATGCTGTTCTTCTGGAATCTGCGATGCATTTACGCTTCCCATGCAAACACCACCTAACTAAATATTGAATTATCGTAGTCCTCAACAAATCCACCGCTTTCGTTATCCCAACCAAGACAAATATTCAAATCATCGTGGTCTCCGTAGATTCGTTTTGACTTATCGTCGTAGTGTACTTTCCAACCTCTGTATGAAGTTCTTCCAAATACACGATTTTTAGTAACCGAAATTATTCTCGGATAATTTTCCATCGTATTCTCATCTTTATTTACGTTGTAGTGAATAATCACTCCTGCTGAATTGACAATATCGGAATCGCCACGAATCGAATCGTCCATATCTTCATCATCAATTCCACTATCTTTTCTCTTGTGAGCCACTAAGATAATACAAACATTGTAAAATCTAGCCATATCCTCTAGTGCGTTTGAAACTTCACTCTGTGCTTCCAACTTACTTCCCTTAACTCTCGTTTTGTTTATCATTGTCATTAAATTATCAATCACAATAACTCTTACATTTTGGCTTACTATCATACGTTCAATCGTATTCAGCAAGTCAGTATCTTCATCTTTAACCATTGTGCGGTCGTAAAGCATACATTTTCCACGATACCACTCTACAATCTTATCTTTCGCAGATTTGCGAACATAGCGCTTTACATAATCTCTCCTATCTTCTTCCACTACGTTTGCCGGTCCAGCAATTTGAAAATCAATCGCATTCTTAAAAAGATAATTTGGCATTTCTCCGGAATATACAAAAACATTGTCACCTTTGTTTAATGCCCTTGTTATAATCTGCCCTACGAAAGTTGATTTTCCTTTTCCTGATTTTCCAGTAACGATGGTAACAACACCGAATGGGATTCCTCCGCAAAGCAAGTTGTCTACATCCGCAATACCGGTCGGTATCTTTTCAATACTGTATGGGTCAAGTTCCTTTACATCTGCCAAATCAATCACATTGTCGATTGGCAGCTTAACCGATTCTTCAACGCATTTTCTAACCTGCTCTGCTCCATATTTGAGAAGTATCTCGTTTGCGTCCTTGCAGTCTTTGTAATTATCCTCTCTGACGTGTTCTACACGGTCTTTTAGACGTTTTGCAAGTTCATCCAACAAAGATATTGAGCCTTTCTCAAAATCTCCAAAAACGATGATTTTTTTCCATTTGCAAAGCCAATCCCAACAATAGGGAATCCATGTAAAGCCTTTGGCACCGGTTGGAACAGACACTGCGTTTGGTATTTCTGCCGTAGCAACTGATAATGAATCCATCTGCCCCTCTGTGAGTACGAGCGTATCAAAACTATCATCACATTGTTTCATTCCAAACAATATCGGTTTTGTGCTTGCTTCGCACCACTCCTTGTTGGCGTCCTTTGCCTTGTCAAAATCCGTTTTTCTGTACTTGACAAATTCCAGCACACCTTTTTCGTCATAGAACGGAAATACAAGAATGTTTGGATGGCTAGTTTGTACGGTAATTTCGTACTTTTTGGCAACTTCTTCGGATATACCACGGCTTTCCAAATACTGAATTGCTTCCGGCTTTGGTTTAATTGCTTCTTTTGGTTGCTTCAACCGCTTGTATCTTTTCTTTGGACGGTAATACTCGTCAACCTCGTTGCCAAGAGAAAAATCAAAATCCTTTGAAAGCGTTACCATGTTGCCGGAGATTCCACAACTTGCTCTTAAACACTTAAACTGTCCAGTTTTAAGATTTATCGAAAAGGTACGAACATTTCCTCTTGTAGCTCTTGGCTTGCAATAAGGGCAAGTCTTAAAAAACAGTTCGCCACCGTGTTCCTTAACCTCAATTCCAACATGACGAGCAAAGTTGTAAGCATCATCCGGGTTAAACTCGTAAACTTTATATCGCATTACCAGTCAGCACCTACTTCCTCTTCCTCAACTTCCGGAACAACTTCTTCCGGCTCTGCTCTAGGTTTCAAAATCTTTGGAGCATTTTGAAGATAACTTTCAAACTTCGTTCCAAACAAAGTTTCGGGCCGCAAATACTCTTTCATCTTCTCGTCTGATTTCCAATCGTTACATTTACTGTCTATTACGCGTTTGAAATCTTCCAAAGTGAATTTTTCTTTAAGCCTTGCATTGATAAGGCTTTGTGTCTTTTTGGTACTGTATCTGTAACTTGCACCAGTTTTTTCGTTCAAGTAATCAATAATTTCTTTCACCAAAGAAGTGTCCGTCGTGCTCTGCTCGACAATATCACTTTTCTTTTCTTCTCTTACCTTATCTTCTCTACGCTCCACTTTGTTATCAGTTTGGTTACAATTCGTTTCCAAGTCGTTATCTGTACGTTTTATTTCCGTATAGTTCTTGTTGTCACTCTTGCTACAATTCGGGTACATCTTGCCACATTTTAAGGTGACTCTCGACCTTTCATCTGTATACAGTGTTGGCGTGTACCGGTCCTTTGCAATCGAGTTGTGCAGAAACCAATGTTTGATAAGTACCACGTTAGAGTTTTCAAACGTGAGTATGTATCTCTTCCTTTCAAGTATTTCAAGGTCTTTTGGAGTTGCCTGGCATTCTCTTACAATTCGGTTTGGAGCATCTACGAATCCATCATCATCGGCTCTCATGCACAGATGAAAAAACAATCCTTGTGCAGTTAATGGCATGTCCAAAAACACATCCGAACTAATCAATTTTCGTGAAAACATCCGCTTGTCAGCCATTCGTTTCAACTCCTTTGCTTAATAATTCAACAACTTTTTCTCCTGCATTTCTTGGCGAACAAAAAACAAACTTAACGCCGTATTTCTTCTCCATAGTAATCATTGCCTTTGCCAACGTAGAACCGGCGGTAGGTCTTGCTTTTGGCAATTTTGTTGTTCCCCATTTACCAATCCGGTGCATATAAGCAATTTTGTTATATCGGTGAAGTCGTGGATTGTTCCACTTAAAAACATCTTCAATGGATTTGATTCCATCTTCGTTTTCTACCAATACATAAAGTTTGATTCCGTTGTTTTGAGCAAGAATACACTCATCACGAAATCTTCCATGCTGACGTCCGCAGATGTTTCCTACAATCTCCTGCATATCTTTCTTAGTATCTACAGATACATCATAAGTTCCAAGGAAATCCATCTTTTTAACTTTCATTCCTCTATCTTCCTTACGTGAAATAACATCAATAGATTTCTCGTTAGCAATTATGTAATCACCAACCGGAAGCGGCACTCTTTTAACCTCAATGTTGGAATTGCTCCAGTAATGATGTTTTTTCAAATGCTTTCCGCTCTGCTGCCCCTCATCTTCAAAAATAACCATCTAAATCACTTCCTTTCTGCTTATTATTTGGCGGTCACGCTTGGCAACCGCCATAGGCTCTAGTTAAAAGGTAATCCATCCTCAATACCATCCGGAATGTTCATAAAATCATCATTTCCAGTGTTATCATCCTTTTTTTGATTCTGTTCTGCCGTTGCCTTGCTTTCAGCAAATTCGCAATTATCAACAAGGCAATCATTTGTATATACATTATTTCCATCCTTATTGGTATAACTTCCAGTCTGCCAACTGCCATCAACCGCCAACTTTGTTCCTTTTTTACAATATTTTTCAACAAATTCAGCCGTTTTTCTAAAGCAAATACAACTTATAAAATCAGCCGTAGGTTGATTATCTCTTTTGAATCTGCGGTCTACCGCAAGAGTAAATCTTGCTACTGCCATTGAATTTTCTCCCTGCGTATATCTGATTTCTGGGTCTCTTGTTAATCTGCCAATTAAAATTACTTTGTTAATAAGTCATTCCACCTTTCTAATATTCAAGATTGATAGTGACATTCGGATAATATATGCGGTTCTCGTTATCCTCAATTTCTTCCAAATCGACATCATCATCAAATTCTGCGGTTACAGTTACTTCCTGCGTGTCATCCTCATTGTCTCGGTCAAATTCCGCTTCAACATCGGTATCGAATGTCGCTTTTAAATGGAACTCCACTTCTGTATCAGCCTTAAACTGTGACAATTCCTGAATCAACTCATATACTTTCATATTTTCTCCTTTCAAAAAGGATAAAGGTTAAAATCAACCTCTAAACCATTCTCTGCAACATAAACTTCTGTGTCATATTTAAGCGTTTCTACAACCTTTTGTTTGAAAAGTGTTGGATTTCCGCTTTTATCTGATAAGTGTATTAGCACGACATTTCGCAATGCCGGATTATCGTTAGTAGATATGAATTTAAGTGCCGTATCAAGGCTCATATGACCTCGTAGGCGGTGTTCATAGTTCGGTTCGTTACGGTCAACAAATTCCATCGAGTAGTTACATTCACACATGACGTTTTCTACTTGCAATCCAGAGAAGTTATACTTGCAATATTCCAAGTCTGTTAAAAACAGTAACTTCCCCATTTCCTCATGCTTGATTAAATAGCCGTAACACTCAATTTCTGTGTCATGCGGCACATTGAACGGTACCACTGTAAAACTGCCGATTTGGTACTCTCTAAGCGGTTGTATGGATACTGTACGTTCTCCAGTAGAATCTTCAATTGCCTTTTGAGTTTCGATTGCCGTGTAAACAGTGATTCCAGATTGCATAAAGTCTTTTATATAACGTGCATGGTCTCCATGCTCGTGGCTTACAATGCATCCGGAAACATTTGCTATTTTCCAATCAATCATTTTCTTAAAATCAAGAAATTTGCATCCGGCTTCAATGGCAAGAATCTCACCATTGTTGCTGATTAAAGCGTAACTGTTTCCTGCCGATGATGAACCGCAACATCGCATAAGCATTTAAACCACCTCGATTTCATCATCCTGCGGAAACTGAAATATAGCATTGTTAATGTATTCTACTTTTGATGGCTGATTTTCTGCTTGCACCACCACACCGCATTTATTTAATCTTTCAAATTCCTTTGCGAAATCTTCCGAAACATCAACATTCTGCATTACTATAGGCATACCGATATATGCAAATCTAAGCATTTCAACTGCTTTTTCTGCCTTGTCTTCACTCGAATAAGTAGCCATCATAACATTATCATCACTTCCAACAATACGGCAGTAAATAACCTCTTCCTGTCTCCAAACACAACACATATCGTATGGCATATCAATTGTTCCGTTTTGGCTTATAATTCTCATAATTATTCCTCCCGCTTAGATAAATCCGATGCGGCAATCGCTCCAGCAAAAAAATTTATAAGGTCTTCTCTTCCAAAGATTTTTTGAAGTTCAAATACTATTAAAGCAAAATCCTCTATCACTTCCATTGAGTTTCCTTTGATTTCCACATTTTTATTACTACTACTAATCATAATCATTCCTCGCTTTCTTTTAATTCAAAAAGTCAATTTCATTGCTATCATCTTTGGAATCTTCATCATCAACTACTTCTTTATCCTGTTCTGTTGCGGCACAATCTTCAATGACCGTTGTTGCGTCAACATCGACAATAAATGGTTTTGAATTAGCATTTTCTGCAATTTCTTCCTGCGTTTGTACATAGGTTTCATCAAGCTGATTGAATGACTTCTTTGCCATGCTATTGAAGTCCTTACGATATTTCTTGATTGCATTGTTACGCATTTTACGAACAATCATAGATTCCGGCGTATCAAGCCACGCCGCACTGATAAAAGGCCGTGCTAATTCACATTCCAGCATTTCGTCAACTGTTACACATTTTCTCAAAGCATCGAAAATCTCGTCTTTCCTTTTCTTGATTTTTCCTAACTGTTCAGCAGATGCCTTGTAACGATTCTGGCAGATACCGAAAGTCTCATTCATCAGATTATTGCGCACATGAGCAAACAGATTAACTTTTACGCTGTCTCTCTCTGCAATCAAATACTGAAATGTGCCGTCCTTCAATTTCAGAGGATAAACAACACGGACAACTTTCTGTGAGAGTCCTTTTTCTTCCCATTCCGGTGCTGTCATTTCGATTCCTTTATGCTTTGGATATGAAAACTCATCGCCATCTTTGACAAGCCAGCAAGGATATACGGTATCTACATTCTCTCCATAGTTACGAAGTAATGCATCGTTGCCGTCTCCCTCGATTCCCATTTCTACAACCTGCACATAGTTGTCTCCGACTTTCTTTGTTCTAATCTGGAAATAACACTCTCTCGGCACTGCATTAGCATTGAGTTTAAGGCTTGCACACTGACCGACAACTTCGCGCAGATTAGATGTATCAAGTCTATTTAAGTCCTTGATTTTATCGCTATCCTTAACAAGCTGATAGATACTTGTCATAGCCGACATGGCACACTGTTTGGAATAATCATCATACGGTACACCGCATAACTCAAAATCCTTTGTAACAAGGTTTGTGATTGAATTAGTCCACTGACTGACCGCAGTGTTGATTTTTTGTACCTCTAAACTGTTTTTCTCTGCCATAATTTATTTTCCCTCGCTTTCTGCCGTTTCCGGCTCTTCATACTTCTTTACAACTGCTACTTTTTCAGCACCATATGATTCAACCCACTTCATATCAACTGATTCATCAGTGACCGTCAGTTTCGTTCCTTTTGCATTTACAACCGTGTCATCGGCTTTTACAGAATCCTCGGTGCGGTATGTATAGCTTCTGGTGCTGTTAGGAAATTTTGCTTTGATATAATGCATCATTAACCCTCCTTTTTCACATATACATTTGACAAATTTTCAAGAATATGCAAAAGTCTTTCGTTGGTTTCTGCGGCTTTTCTAAGTTTTCCTTCAAGGTAATATTTATTACTACAAAGTTCATCTACCTTTGTTCGCAAATCCGAGTTTTCAGCCTTCAATTTTTCAATATCATCCATGTACACGACCTCTCTTTCCTTTATTTCTCGCATCTTTCTCGCAATATGGAAGAGAACAGTGTCCAGCTTCCGCAAAACCAAAGAATCCTCTCTTACTTGCACTCTTCCAACGCTTGCATGACATACACCGTGCATCCGGCTGTGTGATGTTGTTTCCAATTCCTACTCTCGACATTCTGATACCTCACTTTTTAAAATAATTTATTTATCAATTCCATTGCATACATTGTGTCAACCTTGGAATCGCCAGTCTCTTCCATATGCTTTTGCAATGCTTCGACCATCATCTGAAAGTAAGTTGTATCTACACCAGTCAACTGTTCTTCCAAGACTTTTACATCTTTCAAATCCAGTTCATTCAACTGCATACACATTTTTACATACTGACCAGCGTTGATATGATAGCCGCGCTCAATGTACTTCCTTGTGCGAATAATAGAGCAAAGCGGATATTTAGAGCCTACATAATACAATTCCTTGTTAATGATGCACTCCAACGCCTTAGGTGGAAGAAATACCTCGTTATCCCACGAACTCCATGCACAGGTGCAATGAACGAAATCATAATTCTTATGAATTTCCTCTACTTCTCCATAGAACCTTGTAACAATCTGAATCTTGTTTGAAAGGCTTATTGCGTTGCTCGTAATAAAGCGCGGTCTGTATTTTTCTTTGAAATCTGAATCCGTCTCTTCCTGTTCGTGTTCCATTCCAACTGCTTCATCTTCCTCGGCTGTAGAATCCAAATCGTAAGCAATAGAATTCCCGCCCACTTCATCCTCATCTGCAATTCCTTTGGAACGGACAAAACATTTTACCGAACCATTATCACTGCCAGTCGCTTCTGCCAATTCTTCTCCCCACATAAGAGTGACTGGTTTATCTTTGTGCATATCGTTCCACTTATCAACATAGTATTTCGCAACTGCAATACACGCATCTTTTGTTCTGAAATATACATCGTAGTCATGCACCGGCTCCCCTGTTAAAAGGGAAACCAAGGCGCCACCTGTAATAATGGTATTTTCTTTCACCACAGCCTTTACGTTTTCATCCTCAATGCTCTCCATCCAGTCACGAAGTTTGTTACCTAAATGCCGCTTGATGTTCTTACTATTCATCCTGCACACCCTCCACTTTCAACTGCTTGTCCTCTGAAACACTCAAAAGAATTAACTGTGCATCCATATCCGGTACGTTATATTCATTCAGTGATTCAGCATTGTCAATAAAAATAGGACATTCAACACAATACATCTTGCTCAAAGAGCGGATAATATCAAGTCCGGCTACGATTCTGTGACCGCTATTCAAAGTTGAATACGGTACACCATTAACCGTACATTCACAACAATCTCTCATACCACCATTTAACTGCATTTCAAAAAGTTTGAAATTTACAGTGTCAAAATGGCTATTGATGGATTCAGAAATCTTGTTAAGTTTGAACCGAATAAATTCTTCCAAAAGATAAATAATCTGCTCTTGGTTGGCAACTTTCTGTCCGATTACTTTCTTCTCGTCCTGCAACTCTGCGATTCTCTCGTCAATCCCCACATTCATAGATGCTTTAGCAAGGATTCCTTTTACAGAATCCAGTTCAGATTCCATTTTTTTCTTCTCGTCCTGCAACTCTGCAATTCGCTCGTCGTATTTGGAAGATTTTTCTTTCTCAATTTCAGCAAGAACCTTTTCCCTTTTTTCATGCAGTTTCATGTATTCCTCATTCTGCGTATAGTCCGCTTCCTTAGGGATTTCATCTAACTGTTTGGAAAAAACTTCGTTCTTTGCAAGTAATTCCTGCTCACGTTTTTTCAAGGATTCAATCTCTACATTTAATTCCTTGTTCTTTTCTGTTAAACCGTCAATGGTATGCTTCTTGTTGAAACCAAACGCTTTAATGCGTTCCAAGTTATCCTTTTTCTCTGACATAAACGCTTCCTTGGCATCCGACAATCTCTTAGCAGCACTTTCTTTGGCGTTCACTTTTCTTGATTCAAAGTCAGCCTTTAACTGTTCAACCTTGTCCTCCGGCAATGGCTGTCCGCATAAAGAACATACGGTACTGCTTTCATCAAACACCCATTTCGATTCGTCAAACAAAAACGGTGTTTCATCAAATACCTTTGCTTTTTCAGCGTTGTACTGTTCGCCTAATTTCTTTCGTTCGGCGTCAGCATCAGAAATGCTTCTGTCATTTAATTTAATTGCATTTTCAGCAATCTGAATCTTATTTCTTGTATTCTCCAGTTCACAAGTAACTTCCGAATTGGACGATTCGATTTTTCTTTTCTTTTCAGACAAGGAATCGTTCATGCTCTGCAAAATACCTGACATATCCATTTGCAATCTCATGTCCTCGTCTCGCAATTTCTTTAATGCACCGTTAGTATCTGAAATTTTTTCGTCAATTTCAGAAATGCGTCTTTCCAAGTCTGATTTTTTAAGTTCCTGCTCTGCGGCATCTACATCAACTTTGGATTTTTCAGCTTCGTCAATCCGGACCGGGATTTCAGCCTGCTTCTTCTTCCACTCCGAAAGCATCTTTTGGAATTTTGAGCGAATATCTTCAACTGACGGTGCTTTTTCCAATTCACTAATCAACGGTAAAAACCTTTCGTCTGTCTTTGCCAGTTCTACGTCCGAAAAATCATCAACAAGTTTCATTAAGATTTTTCTCTGGTCTTTCCATTTCATAGAGTTGAAATACTGCGGATTTGTAAGCATTTTAAACATATCCTCGCTCTTTGCAAGTCCGGCAACATATTCCTTGAAATCCGATTCACTCTTTGGGTAGCCGTCAATCTCAAATGAATTGACATTTCCCTGCAAAGAAACTGTATCTGTTCCTCTTTTCTTAACCCAGTTCTGCTTCTGAACCTTTGAAAGTTCAACTTCCTTGCCATCCACATCTAAGGTAGCAACAACCTTAATTTCCACATCATCAATGCGTTTTCCATCCTTATCTAATGGACGAACATTGAATTTCTCCTCTCCGGCACTGTTCTTGTTGAACAAAAGCCATGTAAAAGCGTCAAACACTGTTGTTTTACCACTTGCATTTTGACCTTTAATTTTCGTTTTCTTGGAAAAATTTACATCAAGGCTTTTAATCCCTTTGAAATTTTCCAAGTGCAATGATTTCAAAATCATTCCTCATTCTCCTTTCCGATTTCTTTGACTTTTGAAACTGATACTTCAAAAGCGGTTTTTACTGCTACTGTGCCATCGTCCATCTGCTTGTGATATTCACGGCTCTGCAATCTTCCGATAATTTCCAGATGAGTACCTACATCGCATTTTGAAACGTATGTAGCATATCTCCCCCATGCTATACATGGAATATAGTCGGAGCCGTATTGGCGGTTGCTTGCGACAATGACATCACATACTCTTCTATTGGAAGCGGATGTGCGCCGTAAATTAGGTTGTATGCAAATATGCGCATCCATTTTTACTTCGTTTACGTCCGTCAATATACTTAACTCGTCACCGCACATGGCATCCTGCACAAATACATAAATGTGCTTATGATTTTTTCTATTGATAGTCCGAATTTCTCCTTGTACTTCAATCTTCTCGTTTTCTTTGATTGAACACTTTTCCAGAACGATTTCCGGAACCAAGCAGACTATCACATCTTCTTTATTGCTTTTTCTTTCGCTTTTTAAGCGAAATTCATAAAAGTTCTCACCATGCGACGAATGAGAGAATTTAATCTTACTCGCCACGGTACCTCTTAATAAAATTGTATTCATCTTGACTTTTCACTCCTTATTTGATAAAATGAGCGCAAATAACACATAGTTATTTACTACTGGAATAGCAGTTTGATTTGCGGTCAAGGGTGCTATTCCTTTTCTTTTCTGTATGTTCCCGGTTCATTTGCATAAAACTCTCCGTCTTTCACATAAATTGCACCAAGTTCAATTAAATTTGCAATCAATTCTGGTGTTGCCGGTTTAGCATCTGTCTTAATCATTGTCACTCATCCTTTCCTAATATAAATACTGTTCTTCTTTGCACTCCGAATCTCTCTGTGTCTGCATGAGATTCAAAGTATATGTCAATTCTATTTCCCTTTATCGCACCGCCGCAGTCCTCGGCTATAAATGTTCCAAGACCTTTGATTTTTACCTTTGTTCCATACGGTATTACTTTAGGGTCAACCGCTATTGTTCTTCCATGCTTTGGTATCTTGCCAGTAGAAGTTATCTTTCCGTACCCCTCTGAACAATCGCAACAAGGACAATATGCAGTTATCAAGAATTGAACGCCTTTCCTTTCCTTGTGTTTCTTCTTTGACTTTTTCTTTTGCTTTACGTGTTTTGCGGATTCCAAAGAACTGTTCGTATTTGCATTTGGAATCACATTTACCTGCGGTTCTTCTGTTTTTATAAATAACGTATCTTCTTGTGCATATTCCGGCTCGTAAGCGTATACATCCTTAAACACGCTTGTTGCCACCGTTATAATAAGAAGAAATGTCAGAACCGCCAATATCATCTTCTGAATAATAGGCTCACTCCCTTTCTTCCAAAAGCAGACGGAATGTTTCTTTTCCCTTTGGAGTGACATACATCTGCTGTCCTGTCCAACCGTTCTGCTCGTTGTGCTTGTCCTTTAATACAAACAAGCCGTTTCCGCTCTCTGCGTATTTGGCATATGGACGCAACTGTTTGTGTTTCCCCTGCCGAAAAACATATCCTTTTTCAATAAGGAAAGAAACAAATGCTTTTTCTCCGATACCCAGTTCCTTTGCGGTGTCACGGATGTTGGTATTCAATTTCTTATCTACCAAAGCGTCAAAGTAATTTGCCTTTGGTGTCATTTCCTCAATCTGCTTGTCCTTTTGAGTTATGATGTTCTGTGCCACAACTAATGCGTTGGCTACAATCTGTTCTGGAGTAAGATTCTCCTGATTGGCAATGTAACCGCCATTCTTGCGGATAGATGGAAGCACTTCGCCAGTTACCCACTTGCGAAACTTCTTTGCATTCGGCTTATCACTACGAAGAATAACCGCATACAATCCGCTTTCGGTAACAAACCAAGTCTCGCCCTGACGGGGTAAGTCTAACTTACACCGCTCGTCATCTTCTAATCTATCCGCTACACTTCTGCTATTTGTAAGTTCAAGTGCCTTACACACATCAGCCAAGCAAAACATAGGCTCATTATCCTTTGTAATGGTACGGATTTTTCCAAACTCTGAATTTTCAAAAATCTGTAAATCGTTCATGTCTACTCCTTTCTTTACTCAATAAAATAGGAAATTTCTACACCAAAGTAATTCGAAATCTTAATCAGTTTATCCGTCTTTGGCATTGATTTCCCAGATTTCCAATCCGAAAAAGTACTTCTAGCCAATCCGAGTTCATCAGCCAATTTATAAAAGGTAATGTTTCTCGAATTAACAAGCAATTCTAACTTTTTAAAACTTTTCTTTCTATTTCCCTTGTCCAAAATCTCATCTCCTTTCTTGACTTGCGTTAGGATTTTCGTTATAATAAATAAGCCATTTTAGGTAAATTCATCTTAGGAGGTGTATACCTTGAAAGCAATTTTGAATTTGCCTGTTCCGCATTTGCAAGGTCGCAATCGTGAAGCCACAGCACGTTAAAATGGAGTGAAATGTAACATCAAGTGTAGCGTAGCCGAACAGAGAAGTTCGTTAAAAACTCGAGGTTGACATTCCGATATTTGTCACACTACACCGCTTGTTCCTTGCAATCTGCCAACTAATGGCAATAAATTATGCTGAACCCAAACTGCATAAGTGGCAGAGTGCTTTAAGAAGCATTGGTGTCGTACAATGCGTCGAAAGACTGCAAAGTGCATACGGTATAAAAATTGGGGTAAATGACTGTTAGTGACGGCACACTAACAGTCTTTTTACCGAAAATCCTTTTTAGTTGTTCGATTTTCACAACTATGTCTTGATAAAAGTTAGAAAATCGTATATACTATGAATTGTGCAAAAAACATAATATAAATTTCTCAATTTTGAATTGGTTGAGATTTCCTAACTTGTTTTTATAATACATTAGGGAGTCTTGTTTGTCAACCCTAAAAGTTGAGAAATTGCAACTTTTTTTGATAAGGAGATTTTCTATGTACGAAAGATACTGTAAATTAAGAGATTTAAAAGGTTTAAATGATGCAAAAGTAGCAAGATATTGTGATTTTCCCAAAAGTACATTTTCCGATTGGAAAAAGGGTAAAAGTGAGCCTAAAATTTCAAAAATTAGAAAAATTGCAGAATGCTTAGATTGCTCTATTGATTATTTGGTTAATGGAAAAGATAAAACATATTCAGAAGAAGATGCCCTTTTGGACGCTCATATTTCAGAAGATGTAGAACTAAAAGAAGCCATTAAGAAATATTATACCCTCGATGAGAAAGCCAGAAAATATATTTTAGAGGGAATTGACCTGCTTTGGAGAGCAAACAAAACTGATACTAAATAATGATACCATTCATTATTGTATAAATAAAAAAGATTGGAGATGTGTTTTATGAAGAAACTATTAACAGTAGTAACAACGCTAGTGCTTACTATTTCAGTATGCGTTCCAACAATTTCAAAAGCCGCTATACCGGCAAGGACAATGGGAATATTTTCAGAGTTTGCAGACGGATTCAAAGAGGGATGGTCTGGCAAGAAAGAGCCATCAAAGAAAAAATATAAGAAAATGTGTAAATCCTACAATTATTCCAAATTGAAAAAAGGCAAGTACAAGGGAAAGAAAATAAAAATCAAGGGTAAAATAGAAAATGTAAAGGAAGATACATTGGATAGTGACTTGACCGTAATCGTAAAGTCTGGTGGAAAATACTATGAAGTATACATGAGCCAAGGCTACCAAGAATATTATGGCTACAGAAGAGGAAAAACGCTTTCCGTGTGGGGAACTGTAAGAAGAACCGCTTATTATGTCGTAAAGAGAAATGGAAAGAAAAACAAAAAAATGACAATACCATCTATCAAATCAAGATACGATAAACTGTCATAAAAAAACGGAGTAGGGTTTTTATCCTACTCCATTTCATTATACCTTATAAGTATTACCTTTCAATCTTTCTTTTTCTGCAATGTACCCGTAGTAATATCTCAACGAATCTACGTTTTTCATCTTGGAAATAAGTTTCTTTAACTTTCTTCTATGTTTCCTGCGTTCTCCTACCATAAATCTCCTCCTAGCATATAATTGTAGGGAAAGGGGAATTTGCAACCCCTCTCCCAAACCGAAACTTGATTACATGGGATTGCCATGTAATATATTATATGTAGGGTTCAAAAATATTATTCATCCTTTTCGGTTTTTTTCTCTTTTTCTGCCAACTGTGCTTTCAACCGCTCGTTCTCTTCCTGCAAAGCAAGAAACGTAAACTCCGTCTTTGCAAGCTGAACTTTAAGTTCTGCGATTTCAGCAGACAGTTTCTTCTCCACATAGTCATTGAGTGTGATTTTGTTTTCATCCATTTCTTTTTACCTCCTAAATTTGAATTATTTATTGTAACACTGGGAATATCGCTATTCCGTTCAGGTTATCATTGGTTATGGTGTTATACTGTGCATTAACGGATAGTTTTCCGTCCTTGGCATTAAAAGCCACTCTAACACATTCACCTCTACTAGTTACCATGTTGTGATACTGGACAACATCTGCTGCACCGGAATCAACCGGCATTAATTCTGTTTGAACAATGCTCGCCCAAGGGGATGCTGAAGCGATTGGATAGTTGCGAAATACTACGGCTTTGAATAATCCACCATTCATCGTAATACCATATAAAATGGTTGAACTAGGTGTCGTTGTTGTCACACTCGAACAATGCTTTTCAAAAGCAACATTAGCGTTTAATGTAGTGGTTCCAGCCCCATTAACTCTACCAATTGATACACTTCCCCCATAGCTGTTTAAATATAAAGTTGTCGCAGCATTGTTCTTATCGACTGCTTGAATCGTTCTTTGTCCAAGATTCATATGATTTCCAGTATTAGACGAAATTTGTAAGTCGTAATTCGTCAGTGATGCATTACGATTAGAGTATATCTTAAGAGGAGCGTCGACCCTAAATGGAAGTTCTTCCGAGGGTTTTCCATTTTCATATTTAGTATGACTTAGATATCCCTGTCCATAAGCGGTTTTAATTTCCACTAATCCATTCGCATTTAATTGAGATATGGTTATATTTCCGGCATATGAATCAGCAAACTCCGTTCTAAACCATGATTGTTTTATATTTGAATTATTTAAAAACATATACTGGTCTATTGTTAATGTGTTATCAAAAATTGATTCATAAACAACTTTAGTAGAGTTATCTTTCCATATCTGACCAATTCCTTTAAAAGAAGGAACCCCATTGCTTGATATGTCTAATTCATATGAATCTTGTTTGTCGGAAACTTCACTGCTACTTTTCGTGTATACTTTTGAAATTTCACCTTCCGTTATATTAAATCCACCAATCAAACCGTTATCTATCTCTGCATTTGCACCTTTTAATGTTGCACCAGTGATGGTTCCGGTTGCCGTCACGTCTTGCGAAAATATTTTTTTAATAACAGCAGAATTCGCAAAAACCTTTTCAACATCAAGTTCATTTGCTGTTATGCTTTTTGCTACGATTTTATCTGCATTTACGGTCCGGTCAGTAAGTATATATCCATCCAAAGTATCAACTGTTTTACTTTGAAGTTCTCCTAAATTATTCAGCGAATAAAGCAATCCATTTTCGCCTTTTAGCAATATTCTGTCTGCCACTAAAGTGCCGGCCGTAATGTTTGCGGCGTTGACTTCAACACTGTCTAAAAAACCAGTGATATGTCCTTCTACGATTGTTGTTCTATCAATAAGACCAACTCCTGCAAATAATGTAGCAATATCTGCAACTTCAATATTGGATAATTTGATGTTTGCATATTTTAAATCTGCACTCTCCGCTGACAAATAGCCTAGGGCTGCTACCTTTGCACTAAGGTTTTCTGTAGTGATAGCCTTTGAGGACAATGTATCTATCTTTCCATCTACTGCTTGCAGTGATGTAATGGTTGCATATGTCAAATCAGCATTTTCGGCAGTAATATATCCAAACTCACCGATAGTTGCTTTCAGATTTTTAATATACGCATTATCTGCCGTTAAATCCGTAATAAAAGATTTCGACACCTTTTCCAATTCAATCGTAGCATCCGCAATCTTTGCGTTGGTGATTGTAGAATCCTTAATCTTGCTATTCTCAATCGTGGAATCCGCAATTTTACTATTTGTAATAACTCCATCCTTGAAAATAGCACCAAGGATTGTACTAGTAACCGTTCCGCTTGCCTGCGCCATTGTTCCACTATTGTAACTACTGGAACCACTGCTACCAACTGACGATGCGTTTGATTCCTGCACTTCACACGGTGACGTAATCTCTGCATAAAACCCACCGTCGTAGTGCAGCGTCATTTCTCCGACAAGCACATACTTCTTAACTCCGTCATAGTCCTCGAACGTAAGCATTTCACCAACCGACATAAGAGGATGCCAGTACATTGTTTCGATACTCGCTTTATGGTAAACAAACGCCTTGTTCAAAAAGGATAACCCTGTTTTCCACTGCATTGGCGTAACTTGTCCTAAATACGTATGAACCGTATTTCTGTCAAGCGTTTCGTATAATATCCAAGGTGTTTCAATCGTCACTGGATAATTCTCTACATTCGATACACTGCTTGCCTTGTCATTCAATACGACCGTGGATTCACCCTCGTAATATCCAAATCCAACATAGTCACTGTTTGTCTCGTAAAAGTACCAATTATTAGCCTTTACAGATACGTTGTTTGGACACATAAGGTTGTTTCCGAAAATCGCATTAGAATCATAGGTATCTCCATTAAATATAGGTCTGTAATTGTTATCTGTTTGCAACTCTGGTAACTGCTTAATATAAAAAGCACCGTTTTTTTCAATCACATTTGCACGTAACAAAACTGCTATACCAGACAACAAATCTCTCCATGTGATTCTGCTTTCCCAATCCCAATCGTAACCATCCTCATCATTGTCCGCAAAATTTGATAACATAGGAATCATCAAATGGTACAACTTATATTGTTTGATTGACGATAAAACATCTTTCCAATTATCAATGTATAGCGGACATCCTGTGACACGCAAAAAGTCTTGCGGCAAATACTCCCAATAATAAACGTCGTCACGTGTGTAGATAAACTGCAATTGGCTAGGTACGTATTTTTCTTCCAATTCCGTTTTGTGATATTCGTTTAGCGAACTAATGACGATTTCTGCTCTATCCATGTATTCACTCATCAAACCGTTCCCATTAAATGAAACAGTATCACCGTTGTATGTTGGATTTTCTTTTACAATAAATCTTCCGATAGGTACCGGATATGCAAATTCATTCCCTATAATAATCCATGCATTTACAATAGTTCCTTTTAATGTATTATCGTAATATGTCTTTGCAATAAGGGCATCCGTAAAATCGTTATTTTCTGCATACATTTCACAACTCATAGTAGGACTATAAGTAGAGCCATAACTGGCAAATGAATCACTAACACAACCTTGCGATATACTTACAGATATTAGCGTTTCTTTTCCTCTTGTGCTTACACTATCCGAATTTCCTGTACTTATACTCAAATATAATTCTGTTGCTATGTCAATATAGGAAACTGCACAGTCTCCAGTAATATCTGTTTCATCTTCTGTGCAGAACACGTACCAAGACATATACCTATAATCATCCGAAATCATCATGCTTTTACAATCAACCGTATTTACGCCACGTTTATACACACTTCCGTTATTGATAGCGTATTTTACGTAGTAATGAGTTTTGTTATAGTCAAAATCCAAAAAAGACAAACTAAACGAATCTCCGATATTTACATCTTTTACAAGTGAATCATATTTCAATGTATATGTAGGGTCGCTTTCCAAAACATAAAAAACTTTTGCTGTATAACTCATCGCTCCACCGCCTGTATCTGTATGCTAGACCAAATAAACTTTCCATTAAGGAAAGTCATTGCGTCAAAACTAGGGTTTCCAAAATAAAACTGCTTTGTTTCTTTTTCTCCTTTTTCATTGGTGAACTGTATGTAGCCGTACCGGTTTGATAAATCATCTGGGTCTGCGTACTTCATCAACTTTTTGATTTCGCTTGGTGTCAAATTTGCCGGAAATGCCATGTCAAGCGTTACTTTCTTTGCAACTATCTTTCCGTTGTAAAGTGCTTTTGAACTTCTTCCTGCTTTTGCGTTCCACACTTTTTCTCGTGAGATTTTCCAACCCTCGTATTTTGGTGTTGGCATATCTTCTAAACTGTCCTTAGTCCAACCAAACTTCAACGTAAATGCCATATGACACCTCCTAACTTTTTCACATAAAAAGAGACCCATTTGCATGAGCCTCTTTCTTTAAGCCATATTCCAAGAAATTCCTTTGTTCTTGGAGATTTTCTTTGCGTTGTTCATAATTGCCGTTGTTACTTTTGTTCCGTCAAGGTAAACATCACCGCCACCGACATTTGCATTTGATAATTCCTCTTTGATTGCCGCCTTTGTAGCCGCATAAACAGCCGGTGCAACCGCTTCGGAAATACCGGTCGTAATCTGTTTGTTATTTGCAACAACGGACTTACCATTGTCGAATTTACCCATCATTTCGCCGTGACTTGCACGGAACCAACCATCTTCCGGAAATCCACCGTTAGCAAACAGTATTGGATTATTTGTTGCTATTCCGTACTTCTTCAAATATTTAATGAGTTCTTTCCACTTTTTACTCTGCTGTGCCGCTTTAGCCTTTTTGCTACTACCATTGTAATCTATTGCTCCAGGTATAACAACTCTTCCCCACTGGTCTTGTGTGGTTCCAACAGCGTTCATCAGTTTCTTAAACTTTTCTCCGTTGTATTTCTTTCCGGTTTGGCTTTTAGTTGCTTTTTCAACTTCCTTACCACTAGCCTTTATCACTTTTGTATTTGCGTTGATAGAAAACGTCCGTGAATACAATTCTTTCTGAACAGATTTATACCACGCTTTCCTTAAATTAGCGGAAATATTCACATTTATATCACGGTTTTTCATAGTTTTCATCGCAACACTTAAATCGCCAAACGTCTTTATATCAACCCCTTTAATTCCAGCCGTAATTGTTACTGTTTTGCTATTTACGCTATCTACTTTCCCCTGCAAACTATCAACATCATCACCACCAGAGGTTTCAGCCTTAACCTTTACTGATTTTGGTTTCAAGGAATCAATTTTTTTCTTCAATGCGTCTGTTGACTTGTAGTTCTTATCTGTTATCTTTCTGTAATCTTCCCATGTAATTTCACCATTTTTAAGTTCGGTTTCTAACGATTTCAAAATAATCTTTTGTTCTTTTGCTGGAACATTTAATTTTTCCATCGTAGTTTTTAATTTCTTTTGTGCTTTTTCGTAATCTGATGTTTTTTCTACTCCATTTATACCAAGAAGATTTTGCAATTCATCCTTTTTTATTCCCTTTTTCCCAACTGCATCTTTTACGGATTTTTTTGTAATAATACCTTTTCGCAAATTTTTTCCTGTTTTACTTAAAATACTATTTTGCGTAAGAGCGGCAATACCAAGTTCATCCATTTTTTTCTGCAATTCAGTTAATTCACTTGAAAATTCACTGTATCGTGAAATTGTCTTTTTGAGGTCTACATCACCACTAGCATGTGCGTTCCAACCATACGTTGATTGATAATCACCACCAGTAATTCCTGAAACCGTAGAAAGCAATGAAGCGGCAAAACTTCCACCTTTTTCTCCATATATAGTTTTTAAGTTCTTCGTAAGTTGTTTGCTGTCACCGCCAGATGCTTCAAGCAACTTATCAGTAATTGCGCCGGCAATCTGAAAAGCAATTTCAACAACCATAAGTTTTCCAACCAGTTTTCCTAATTTTGTTCCTATTGTACTAAATTTCTTGCTCCATGCTGACGCTATTTTCTCCGATTTTATTTCTGTTGCTGATTTAACCAGAGAATCTTGTATTCCCTTTCCAAACATTATTTGCAATGCGCCCCATACGGCTTTGAATTTTTTATAAACCATAAATCCAGCAATAACCGTTGATAACTTCAACGCAATACCTAATGGGTCTCTAGCAAAGGCAGAAATAGCCACTTTTAAGGCACTAAGCAATGCTTTGCCTATTATTTTACCTACTTTCAAAAGTGTTTTTCCCCATTCTATTTGAGCAAGAAAATCTCCAATTGCTTTTCCAACTTCCCACCAATCTACAGTAGAAAGTGCTGTATCAATCGTATCAAGTATTCCAGTAATTCCATCACTGATTGTCTTTCCTAACTCCTGCCATCCAGTTAATCCAGTATTCTTGCGGACTTCTCCCATCTCTTCAAGAAATCCGTTGATGTAATCTCCGATTTTCTTTCCAAGATTTTCATATGGAAAATCTACCATAACGCCAAAAGCAAACTGAATCATACCACGCAACTTCGCTCCAAGTGATTTTCCTGCTAAATCACCGTCAAAAGTATTTATGGCAGCCGTTATACCCTCTTTAATACTTTGACCGAATTTAAGCCAATCAAACGTCTTGAAAAAGGTGTATGATGTTTCAAACCATGTATTCAATCCCTCGGAGAAATTTTCTCCAAGTTTTGTCCAATCAAGGTCTTTAACAAATCCATTTAAGAACGTAGCAAGAGATTTAGCAATCTTCTTCGTAGTCTTTTTAATCTTTGTCCATGGAATGCTTCTCATTCCCTTGTTAATCCAGTTAGCCAGTGCCGAACCGAGAGAAGTAAAATCTCCACCTTTCCATGCGTCAAGGATTGCTTTCTTCATCTTCTTATACAACTCAACTGCTTTGTTCTGGTTGCTCTTAAAAGCATTATCCCATATCTTTTCATAGTTCTTTAATGCGTCGCTAATATCCTTAGAAAGGTCAATATTAGCATTCTTATCGTCATCATCGTCATCGCTATCACTATCACTGTTGTCCTGCAATTTATTTACAATATCAAATCCCTGCAAATTGTCGGCGGCTTTTTTTGTCTTTTTAGCCGTCTTATCCATGTTCTTAGCAACTTTATCCGTATCGTCTGCCGCATCGGAGTAGTCTGGTACCTCTGGTGTTTTCCGTGAACCATCCGTATCACCAAGTTTGATTCCTGCCAGTTTCGCTACCCACTGTGCGAAATCCTGCAAAACCATAACCACAGCATTCATATATGGGTACAATTTTTGAACAATCGGCATAAACAAGGAGCCAATTGTCAAAGCCAGTTTCTTAAATCCAGCCTGCAACATCCTCAACTGGTTTGCAGGTTGGTTAATTGTCCGTGCCAAATCAGCATATGCAACCTTTGACTGTTCCAACATAGTCAAAACGCGCAACTGCATTTTGGACTGTTGCGAAAGGTTCTTAATACTTTCTGTAACACCGTGATTCATCGCAGTTTGTGCTAAGCCAGCGGAGGTGATGTCAAGTCCGTATTTATAAACGGCTCTGCTCTGTCCGACAAGAGCTGATTGAAAGTTTTGCATAACGTCAGCGGTGTCTAAGTTTGCTAAAGACGCCCAATCTGCGGATAACATAGTAAGTGCTTTTGAAGTGGCAATTGATGTTTCACCAAGCATACCGGCAGAGTTCGTAATCTGTGCAATAGCGGCGTTGTAGTTCATAACCTCTGTTAAATCCAAACCAAGGTTGTGTGAAAAAGTATTTGTTGCATCTCCAGTGTTATAATCAACATCATATCCAGTCAACTGCTTTTGAAGTTTTCCAAATCTTTTACGGAAACTTCCTGCATATTCTTCCGCACTATTATAACCGGCTTTCTTAAACTGTTTAGCACTGTCTTTTCCAACCTTATCAAGCGCAACCGAAAAATAGTTAAATTCCTCAATGTAGTCCTGCGCCGAACCAATTGCTTGACCAAATTTCTTTACAGCACGAATTACCAAAAAGAACTTAGCATAAAACATACCGATGCTACTTACAAAACCTTTTGATGATTTATGTGCGCTTTTTAATTTGTCTTTTAATGAACTAAGTGCATTTCCAAGTTTTTTAGTGCTTGTTGATGCTCTATCAGAAACAGTGGAAATTCTACTACCGCTTGACGCAAGGTTTCCAAGACCTTGAATTGTGTTGGCTACGTTTGAGTTAATTTGAGGTGCATTTTGCAGTTTTTTCAGCAAATTCATTACGCCCTTACCAAGTTTCTTAAGGTTTGCAACTGTTTCGCCAACACGTTTCCCTGCATTTGCAAGTTTAGCAATACCATCTACAACTTTTGTAATGCTAATATCAATTGCATTTGCAGAAGATAATTTACGTACAAGTTTTACTACTTGCTTGCCTAATTCAGGAAATTCTGTTGTTACATTACTAATATACTGACCGCTATTAGAAAGTCTTGCCAATGAACCCACAACACGTGTCACAGTGCTTTCAATTTCAGATACACTGCTAAGTTTGGTTGCTAAATTTGAAACAGAAGTTGCAATCTTTGTCATTTTGGATGTATCAAATCCAGACATATCTACTTTTGAAAGGTTTTTAACTGCATTTACGGCAGATGTAATGCCACCAAGATTCTGAATGTTTCCAAGATTGTTAAGACCATTTGCCAGTGTATTCAAACCACTGGCAGTACGAGATAATCCACCAACATCAATTTTCGCAAAACGCTCAAATCCTTTTGCAATTCTATTGTAGTCGGTTGCTTTTACTCCGCTTAATGTTTTGGTAGCATTTCCAAGTTTTGATACTCCATTTGCAAGTCCACTTAAATTGCTACCGTTAATCTTAGACAGTGAAGATGTTAATACATCAATTTTACCAACAAGATTTGTAATTTCATCTTTGGCACTTTTTGCCGTTGCATTTATTTTAATATCCAACGATTCAACTGTTTCTGACATACTAACACCTCACTATCTATCATTTGCATTACGCAAGATTTTTCAATCTAATAAAACCGTACTTTCCTGCATACTCAATTTTGGCAACTCTGCTTACTTTTGATTTCCACAGAATCCGTACGGTTTCACCTTTTTGAATTGTCATAAGTTTTTTAGACGTAAACAAACGTCCTTTTCTCAAATATGTGTTGCAACGTAATTTACCGGTCCATGTTTTCTTGAATTTATCAAAAGAGCCATATGTGGACATTAACTTTTTGGTTGTACTTCCCCACTTGCCAAGGTAGAAGTGTGGTGTATCAACAATAGACTTCCAATCGCCGCCCCATTTCAAACCAACTTTCTTTGATTTTGCAATCTTAGCAACTTTTCTAATCAGTTTATCGTTATAAAGCAGTTTAGAATCATTGATTGCAATATCAAAAGCAATTCCCAACTGGTGTTGCGAAGAATAAGAACTTCCCGGAGCATTTGTTACTATCTTGCCCGGCTTTGTTCTTCCCTTTGCATAAAGCGAATCCTGATATGCTTTTGTACGAAATCCCTCTGTGATAATCAGATAAATTCCATTTTTTGCACACTCTTTAAGCAAAAGTCCAAGTTTGTAGTTTAACCATGGATGTAACTTTTTTCTGTCAATTCTAATTGAATGTTTTTTTTTCATTTTTCAACACTCCTTATATGATTGTTTCTGGCAATCCCTTGTTCATAGACCTTGCCATCCACTGTTTTTCAATTTCAATTGCTTTCTTTATCTCTTGTTCTTCTGTTTCTTTTTCTTCTATATATTCTTCTTCAAACATTTTTGACATAATTGGACTTTTAATATATTCCGATTTTGCTGATTTACCATTCAAACAACTGTCTATGGCTACAATCAAAGCAGATATGCCATAATTGCCCCACCACATATATTGCAATTCATCTTGTTCTTTTAACTTGAGTTCATGCGCTTTGTCATATGGATATAAGTCTTTTGGACAACTTTCCATAATCCTATCGTAAGAAACTCCATAGGAAAGATAATGAGGTATTACATCTTCATATATAAAATCCGAGTATGACTTATTTATTTTTTCTGTGGCTTCTTGTGGTCTTGCGGAAGTTTCGTTACTTTCTCCGATGCTTCCTCTGTCTCCCCAATCTGGTTTAACAGGTCTCCCAAAAAACCCTTACTCATCAATTCCTCCGTCAACTGCGTAAACAAATCAAGGATTCCTTTATCTGGCGATTCATCGTGGTAATCGTCAAGAATATCTCCTACTTCCTGAACGCTTTCAACTGGATTTTCTTTCTGAAATCCAACGTAAAGCAAATCACGAACACAGCAAAACAATTCTTTAACCTTGCCAATGCCGCCAACATCACTGTCATTTTCAACTTCTTCACTGTCAAAAATTCCAAGCAAATCCTTTGTTCTGTCCATCAAATCTGTGTCGCAGAAACTGTTATATCCAAATCTAACCTTGTATTCCTTACCTTTAACCTTTAATTCCATAATGATTTATCCTTTCCCCACTTTTAGTGGAAAGGAGCCACCCCGAAAGGTGGCTCTCTTTTTTACTGCATATATTATTCGAGTTCCGGTTCGGCTGTCTCTTCATCCTCGCTACTCAACACAGCCTTTTTAGTGTTTCTCGTTGAATAGCTTGTTACCCCACTTTTGTAACAGTGAAAGTACCATCCTTGTTATCAACGACTGTAAGTTGGTCAGTAACCCATTTAGGCACGGTATTCTGGACAACGGTAGCGGTCATTTCAAGAATTTCATCTACGCCGCCTACATCATTTACAGTAGGTGTAATCTGCCCTACATATGCTGCTTTGGCAACACCACCAACGCCATCCGTTCCATACAACTGAATAATGTCGCATTTTTTACCCTCAACATTCAAAAGAGCACTAAAATCATCTTTTTCGAGGTTTCCTGTAAACTCTTTTGCGTCAGACTGTTTAATACCCATTTCAAAGGTCTGTGCATCATCCTCCATCGTGGTACTTTCTACAGTGTTCGGTGCAGATGTTGGCGATGGGATTGACTTTGCACGTAACATCAATTTGTATGTTCCTGCAAATCCATCTTCGCTGTGTTCTTTGTAGATAATTCTTGCCAAATAACTTGTTGAAGCCATCTTGTTACCTCCTTAAATTTGATAAAAAAATAAAGCCTTTCGGCTTGTATTTACGTCAATATATATCATTCTTTCCGATTGTTCTGCTAAATCTAGCAGTTTGCCGGTAAGTGTCTTTTGTATCATCTTGCGTAGGCATTGAAGAACCACGAAAACGCATTGTTTTCATAATTCTTTTAACTTCCCTCATAACTTCTTTTGCTCTTGCTTGTGATTTATTATCAGTCACATCAATTTGAAAAGAAAACTTTTCCGCATTGATTTTGTCACCCTCTAAATCTTCTCCGATTTCTGAACCAGGTAACAATTGCAATCTTACAAAAGGAAAAACCGCTGGTGTATTACTACTGCCAACGGAAGAAAAGTTTTTATCTGTCATTTTGTATTTTTTTTTCAAACTATCAGAAAAGTTTGTTTTTATCCTTGTGAATACAGTAGATGGCACTAATTCATCCCATTCCACCGACATATGCACCACCTACTTTCAAAATATTTCTTTCGCCGTTTTTATGATTTTGCTTCTTATATCTTCTCCGGCTTTATACATAGGCATAGTGGCTTTTACACCATGCGTAGGCATCCATTTTTGTTCCTTTTCATTCCAGTACCACCACATATCGTCATAAGCGTGTGTCTGCCCAGGAAATGTACCAACGCCATAAGGGAATTTACTTCCGACTAATGGATTTTGCGTTGGGTTAAAATGAACACCTGCACCAAATTCAATAGCAAGCAAAATACTAAACGGTGCGTAGCCATCTTGTTCTTTTACTTGCCCCTTGGCAAGCAATATACCGTTACACCCAATCTTGTCAGCAGATATGTTTGTCGAAACCGTAACATACTTTCCTAATGGACTCTCTGATATATTCGTTTCAGCAACCTCTACACCACTTTGTAATAGACTATAAACAAGTTGTTTACATTTGATAGGTAAATCATCCCTATACTGCAAAAGTTGCTTTTTAAGGGTATTTAATCCACTTACAGACAAGTTTGCTTTAAATGTCTTTATTGCCATAAAACCACCTACATAATATCAAGTTCTTGAAACACTTTAAAAATCTTTGGAAATTGAATCGCAAACCAATCAACTATTGTTTCTTCGTGACCAAATTGCTGTGAATGTTCAAAATTGGATTGTAAGCCACTCTCACTTAAAAAAGCATGAATTATCTCATGCCTTAATTGTTTGTTTTGTAAATTCCTAAAATTTCCAACATTGTTAAAGTTGTCAGAACGAATAACGATTGTATGATTTGTGCAATCGCAATAACCATCGCAATCAGCATCTTTTAATTCCTTTTCTTTAACCATATATTCTGTTCCAAGAATATTTACTTTTTGTTTCATTACTTCACATTCCTTTTTAACAAGAACAAGTCCTCATTTAATCCCTCGTCCGCAACACCTTTTACCGTGTAATCAGCACTGTTTTCATCTGGAATTGTGTTATCATTATCCTTGTATACGATTTCTGACTTTTTCCAAATCACGCTACCGGCTTTCAAAGGCAAATAACCTTTACTGACAATGATTTGTGCATAGTTTGTACTATCATCAATACCATAGTCTTGCCAGACAACTTCATTTAACTTATTTGTGATGTTTGCCTTAAACTCAACTGGTTTTGTATAACCAATTGTTGTTTCTCCGGTTTCAATCTTGTTTCCATCATCATCCGTAATGTAAATTACATTTCCCTCTTCGTCTGTATAACTTTCATATATCGGTATTTGCCCGTCTTGCAACGAATAATACATTTTTTGTTTGTTAGATGCCAACGTCATCAAGGCAACCACCTACTCACTTGATTTAATCTGTTTAATGAGCTGATTCCCGTAAACGCTCAATCCGGCAACAAGGACACCTTGAACAATTGATGTAAACACTGCCATAAGCATTTCTGGTACTGTTCCAATAGATGTATTTGCCATTACCCAAATGGCACAAAGCAAAATACCAAGTACACCTAAAATACAAGGAATGTACTTATCTTTGATAACATCCATTTTTTTAATTCCGACACCGATAATATACAGAACAACTGCTACTACAATCAGTTCCGGTTTTACATAACTCATAATACTATCCATCTTTTCTTACTTCCTTTCCGTTGAGACGTTCTTCAAGTCCGTTAAGCCTGTGATGAGCCTGCTTGCAACTTTCTTCAACTTTAATAATTCTGTCATTGTGCATTTTAATATCTTCCCTCATGGATGATATTTCTGATTTAATCTCTTTAGTATCTTGACCTATATCATCAAGTTTTACATTGATTCTTGTGTTGTCTTTTACGCGTTCTTCTATATCTTTTGTGTCTGTCCGCTTATTATTCTTTAGTCCAAAGTAAACAGAAAAACAAACGGAAATAACGCTAATAAGTAAAGCAATCTCAATATTCATACCTTACCGCCTTTCCGCAAATTATAGTGTTTCGTTGCCCTCCACCGCTTACACGAAACGCCCTGCAAGAAATTTAGATACTCTAAACAACTCACGCACAATCTTCTATAAGACCTGCACAAATGGATAAACACATTTCAAAATATCATCACGACTAACCCAAGTCCTTGAAATTGAATTTTCGCTATGGCTACTTTCAAATGGGGCGCCCATCTGTGCAAAATCATATACTGCCAAATTCTTAATTACGGAATAGTAGTTATCGTAAAGGTCTTTCTCAACTTCCTCATCTGTATAAGATGTTGCCTGATAGTTTCTTCTGTTCTTAACTTCTCGTATAGCATCTTTGACCTTTACTGAAATTATGTCAGCATTAAACGTAGGCTCATTTCCATATTCAATTGTCAAATCTGCAATAATTTCTTCTTGCAGTCCTACTTCCATTGCTTCATCCATAATTCAAACTCCTATAATCCGAATTTTTCAATCAACATTTTCTTTAAATCTGCGCCGCTAATCTCTTCCGCTTTATCAAATCCCTGCTCGTTAGCAAGTTTTTGTAAATCAGCGGTAGACATACGATTGATTTCTGTTTTGGTATAAGACTTAGAAAAAGCAGAGGAAGTATTATCAACCCCTGCCGTTTCTTTAATCTCATCTCCTGCCTTATACCACACACCGTTATATTTTATGGAATGTGTAGCAATCATAGGCTTAGTCCTCCTTAACTTTCATTACAAGTACGCTGTCCATACCCTCAAACGTAGGCAATCCAATCATAGATACAACACAGTGTGTGTTGATTGGATGGTTTGTAGCGTATGTATATACGGAAATACCAGTTTCAACAATGGAAAGGTTTCCGTCTGTAAGACTTCCACTTCTCTCTTCTGGTGTTCTTCCAAATACATAGTCTCCGAGGAAAACACCGGCAGACTGTGCAGATACAATTCCGGTTGGAATAAAATACTGTGCCTTTCCAGATTCATCCATATACAACTTATTGTAGATTTCAATTTCAATTCCATATCCACGAAGATAGTCAGCAACCTGCGCCTGCTGCAATCTGATACCGCCGGTGTAAGCAGTAATTCCAAGCACCTGTTTCTTTGTATCCTCCGCTTTAAGAAGCATTTCCCAAGTCTCTGTATTCATAGCAAATCTTGTGAGAGAATATCCGGTCTGTTTTGCAAACTCATTTTTTGCCGTAATCAAATCGTCAAGTGGAGCAGCTGTTGTTGGATTATTCCAAGCACTTGTTCCTGTGATTTCTTTAAAGTTTTTTTCTTTGTATTCTGCACCTCCATCGTTCGTATACTCAACATCATAAGGTTTTCCATCAATTGCTACTTTTATCTTAGGAATACCGTCAACCGGTGCAAGTAAACTCCAAATCTGACGTTCCGGAACAACTTTTGCTCCTTCAATTAACATCATTGGTTTTTTGCTAATCTCACGTAAAACACTGTTTGCAAGATTTACATTTTCGGAACTTCTGTAGTCGTCATACTGCTGTTCCTCTTCCTCTGTTACCATGTAAGATTCACGATAAAACGGCATCTTATTCGTAATATCAGAGAATCCACCAACATCTCTTAATTCTGCCTGTGCGTCAAAACTAGATGCTTTCAGAGATACTGGCAATCCACTTTTCCCTTTGATAAATCTAAGGTCAAGAGAATCCTGTTTACGTGTTCCAAATTTCTGTCTACCAAGATATGGTTCAGAACCTAATGTCTTCTGATAATTGTTCCACATTACACCAAGGCTTCTTGCTGTAAATGCTTTTGATAATGGTAATGCTGGCATATTTTTCTACCTCCTATTTTCTTATCCATTGTTCTTAGTTGCTTAAATTTTTGGCGCACCATAAAAAGTAACTCTTGGTGTCGCTGTTCTAGCCGCATCAGCAATAGAAAGGCTTGTAACTTTTGTCCAATCAATTGTTCCCTGATAAACGTAAGTTCCCGGTGCATCGCCCTGTGTAACATCTACGTCATGCAAAAGATAACCTTTGCAATCTGCATCATTAGATGGAAAAGGTGTACCAGCCGGCACAATTTTATTTCCATTTTCATCTGCTGTAGATTTCATTGTCTGCGGTACTAAGCAAGCCGCTCCCTCATAAGGGAAGAATTTCAAGATGCCTTTTCCCTGCGTAAAATCTCTTACGATTGGTTTTCCCATAATCCTTTACCTCTACTTTCCTAAATTTTGTAATAGTCTTTAGTTGACTGTTCAGCCGATACATTTCCAAATGAAATACTTTCAGCATTTTTTACATCTTCCGGCTTATCATCGCCATTGTTTCCACCTGTAGAACCACCCGGATTAGGCGTATCGTCAAGTTTCTGTTTTTCATATTCAGCAATAGCCGTTTTTTTACTTTCGGCAAAAATCTGACCGAGAACCTCATAATCTGTAGCACCATCATCTGTAACAACTTTGCTTGCCTGCTCTGCTGTTAATCCAAACTTTTCCATTGCTTTTGCTCTTTGCGTACGAACTTCATCGTTTTTTTCAAGCTTCGCAATTTGTTCATTTGCCTTTTCAAGTGCCTTTGTTGCTACTTCAAGTTCTGTCATGTTCTGACTATTCAAATCATCAAGCTGCGACTGTAATTCGTCAGCCCTATCAGCCTTTTCCTTATAGCCGTCTGCTCTTTCTTTTTCTTTCTTTGTTTCAGCATTAATAGAATTAAGCAAATCTGAAATCTGCTCATCTGTCGGCTCTGCCACTCCAAAAGAAATAAGTTTCTGTTTTGCCTGTTCTCTAGTCATAATTACCTCCATCAATTCACGTTTTTTAACACGGTTTGCTCCGCTTGAATTGTTCTGTTGTTTTACGCACAACTGCAAATTTTTATAAAATAAAAGAGATAGTCTATTCAACTACCTCTTTATTTACTGGATTGTTATTTGGTTCTACATCTTTGCTTGTCGGGTACAGATATTCCATCCTATCCTTTGATTCAAGAGCAACCGCTTCACTGTCGCTAAACAAATCAACGGTTTTAATTGCTCTTTTGTAATCAACACCTGCTTCAAGTAACATTTTAAGTGCTTCTGATTTTGTAAGCAGATTATCTATTTTGTTATGGTTGATATGTATTTCAATGTCGCTTGGCATAAGCGTAAAATTTCGCTTTATACGCAAACGATTCAGTATAATTCTAAGAGACATTCTTTCCGATTTTTTTAGTATCGGTTCGTTGATTGCCGTTCTTAGTCCTGCATCATAATGTCCGTTTCGTAAGTTTACTGCATTTCCAGTATCACCTCCGGCATTGTTGTTTGAACGATTAGCCAAGCCTTGAATACTCAAAAACCTTTCAAACAAATCATCAAAAACAACTTGACTTTCTGTTTGGTTCAGTTCATTTGTCATAACATCAACATCGGCTTTGTTTTCGCCATTGTTTGATTTAACAACTAAGGCACCTTCTAATCTCATCTGCGAAAATGTATCTTTGTCAATCTCGCAATTCACAAATTTAATCCATGCAGAAACAAACTGCTCAATGCCGTTTACCCGGTCAGAAGATAATGTATTGATTGAATCCGTAATAGGAATTGTAATCTCAATATCCGATAATCTTCTTGCATTATTTGGATATTCCACAACCGGAATAGCATTATTTCCGTTCAACCCACTACTTTTAATTTTTCCGTCAACAATTTCAAAATACTCTCTTTCCGTATAGCAAAAGTATATTGAATTATTGTTTTCATCTTCTCTAATTTGACAAGAAAATGCGGGTTTTCTATTTGAGTAATAAACAACAAACGTATAGCGTGGGTCTTCCGAAAACAAAGCAAAGTCGCTTTCGTCAAGCAAATCTCCGTTTCCGTTGTCATTTCCAACAAATCTATAAGCCGTACCGCAAATACTTCGCCAACGGCAAATATCAATGTCTACTTCTTGCTTGCTTTCAGAATCCATCGTAACATTTAGCTCCGTAATCTCTTCTGATTTCTTATCGTCTGTTCCACGTAACACATATTGAATAGGCTCTGCACATATTTCAGCAGTTTTACGCTCAACAAGTTCATAAGCAAGATTTAAAACAAGTTTGTTGTTTACTTCCGGCCTATTTACCTTTTTACGGTATAAAATAGGCTGGTCTCCTCTGTAATATCTATCAAGGTAATTGATTTCTTTTGCATTCTGCGTGTGAATCGAAAGTGCCTTGTTTAATTCTTCGACAATATTTAATTTTGTAATTTTGGATTTATTTGTAGAAATTACTTTTCTTCCAAAATTGCATTGATTTACTGCCGTAAACGGTCTTATGTTTTTCCCATAATACTTAAACATTAAAGCACCTCACTAACAAAACGTCATTCCACTCGATGTTGTCCTTTGTACTATTTTTTTCAACTCTGTAGTTCCAGTATCTACATGGTAAACAACTCTTTTTCTGCATTTTTTGCAATTCACAGAAATATTCATACTGGAACGTCCATCCCATGTGGCTACTTTTCTTCCACATCTTGGACAATATATCGTTTTTGGTTCCGTCATAAAAACCTCGTTTCTTGCAATAAAAAAACACCGCCTTTTTTTGGCAGTGTTTTATTTTGATTTCCTCATTTTATATTATATAATAATTGCGATATGACATACTATGACATATTATCAATCTTTGTATGTTTTTCCATATAACTTTTCAAATTCCTGCAATGCTCTTCCGTGTATTCTGATTGTTTGTCTCCATGAATACGTCATTTCATCTGCAATTTTCTCAAATGTCTTTTTTTCAACATACCGAGCAAACAAAATATGATAATAAGTTTCGTTGTCAATTCCATCAATTTGCGAAACAATAAGATTCTTTTTATCTACATAGGTGTCGATTAAATCATCCAATTCCTTTTCCATCTTTTCAATTTTGCAATAGGTAGAACCCATTTTGTCAAAGTTAGGACTTGTCTTTACTCTTTCTTCATTTTTTACAGCAGAAACACTTCGTGCCAGTTCTCTAAATTGCTGTATTTCAGATAACTTATTGTTTATCATTCGGTCAAGTCTACTAATTTGCTGTAAATATGTTTTAGTATCCATAATTTCTATAACCTCCTCTAAATGGGTTTTTTGGAACTTCTATTTTTGCCATACTCCAATTTCCCTCAATGAAGTATGCTAAAGACGCAAGGCAATCCGCCGCATCCTCATGTTTGTTTTTTCCAGTAACCGTAAAACTATACAAATTTGTCATAAATTTTCTGTATTCCTGACTTCTACATCCAACATCACGAAAATAAAACTCTCTAATACTTCCAGCCTTATCCCATATCCTTTGCGCTTTTCTCATGTTTGTAGGTGCATATTCAGAACGTAGATTTATTTTTCGTCCTTTTTTCTTTAGTAATTCTTCGATTTCATCCTTATATCCCTCTCCACCTTGGTTTGCTTCAAAAAATGCACTTCCAACGTCATTATCAATAATCATGTTTGCAACTTTAGGTTTTGTTATTTTCTTTTCACTGTTGTCGAAAACAACATCGTCAATGTAAATTGAACCATCCTCGTACATATAAGCTACCGCAAATGCGAGGAAATCTTCCCCGCCTAAAGCAACGTCACAAGCAGCACATATTCTGTAAGGTTCTTCTTCCGGCAATACACCATTGTAAAATCTCATGTGTTCTGGATTAAAAACTGCACCGTCTCTTTCAATTGGTTCCTGCTGATACTGTGCGTACCAAGATGCCATATCGTCGTTTTCTTCAAACTTTGCTCTTAACGTCCGATAGTATTGCGTTGTATATCCAACACCATAATCATAATCAAAGTTGCTTTCATCGTTTTCATCCAAAGCCGGTATCTTCAAAATTTCATATCTGATATTTTTTGCTTCTGGGTTATTCTGCAAAAAATCCAATCTATCACTATAAAGGTCGTGCAAACTCCAAATTGTACCATTATGGATTAGTTTGCACTGTTCCTTTTTACGTGACATTACATTATTGTCAAAGATAATCTGCTTTCGTTTGAGTGTGTCCGGGTTAAGCACATCTTGAATACCTTCAAGAATATCATCCAATACCATCCAGCCGTAAGCGTCATATTCTCCATTAAGTCCACTTTCCAATCCTTTTCCAGAAAGTGTTTTGTACTTCTTTTTTCTCACAAGGTCTACTTTATGATTTTTTGAATCCGTATCAGCAACTTTTACTTTTGGAAATACATCGGAAAAACAATATGTTGGGTCTGTCCAGATTTCCATGACACCAGTTAAAAATGCTCCGCCTAATCCCTCTTTGTATGTCACATACAAATTGCTTTTTTCTGCGTCTTTTGCACAATGCCATGACATAGCAAGCGTTATTATCTGACTCTTACCAACCCTTGGCGCCATGTGAATAAACAATTCGTCAAGTTTTCCATCTTCAAGTTCCTGCAACTTATCGACAACTTGTTTGAGTGTTTTTCTTCTAGGCTCGTAAAATCTTTCTTTCTTAGGTCTGTTTTTTTCTATGTAAAGAATGTAACTATCAAGAATATAAGGTGCTTCATAAAGCAGTAAATCGTAATATTTATCTAAAATATCATACGACTGCTTGTTTTTTTGAGATTGCGTTTCAAGCCAATTAAAGTCAGCACCATTTGTAATTGATTTTATATACTCAAAAATCAGTTCTTTTGCTCTTGTAGAAACTTTCAATCCGTATTCACGGTCTTTTCTTCCGCAAAGTATAATTTTACTTGCTTCGCAATATGCATCTATTACACTACGGTCTATTCCATTCCGTAATATGTATTTTTCGTATTCTTTTATATTTTTCTCATCTTCAATTGTATGCATTAAAAAAGCACCTCCACACAAGCAGAGATGCTATAATAGGCATCCTGCCTATAATTTTTCTAGGTTAGCGACTAACTCCGTTTGTTAGCCGGAAATTTAATTATTAAACTTTTAGTGTTGCATCACAGCAAGTAGTCTGGTGCAATTTGTTAAGAATTGCATTGTAATTATCAATAACATCGATTGGTGGAACTCTGTAACTCTTAATTCCATACCTTGCAGCCACCTCTGTTTCAATATAACATCCATTCCAATCCCACGCATCACTAATACCAATAAATACATCAGCCTGCGCCAGCTTCTTAATGCTTTCTCCTAAATACCACACTGTTTGATTTTTATTCTGCGGTGGATTGTCCTCTATGTAACTGTCAATCAGTTCCAGTTTTTCTCCCTCGTAAACCTCTGCAATTTTCTTCATCTTCTGAATACTTGCTTTAATTTCCTCTTCTGTTCTGCCTTTCATAGGCACACTTACAAATAACTTTTTCATAACATATTTCCTTTCCGCCATTAAAATGGCAATAGTTTTATTTTACTCGCTTAAACTCCAAGCAAGTGAGTTTTCCATCTTTTCTACGTCTCCACGAAGAAGTCCACTGTTTGACTGTTCCTTTATTCTTTTTTTGGAATCTTACTTAATGTATTTTTGCTAATCGCATCATTTAATGGTTCTAACAAATCATCTATCATTATTCCATTCATAACATTTCCTTTCAGCCGATAATCGGCAACTAACAATTTATCTTAATACCTTCTGTTAAAACTTCCGTCTTTTTCCCATTTAACATTGGTACATTGTTTTCATCTGTTTTTATCCAATTTGCATCAATTACAATCATTGGTTCTTCTCCTGCATGGGCACTGAAATGTAATTCAACATCTTTACCCGGCACTTTTTTACCATCAATAAATAGCTTTGCGGTTTCTCCGTCAGATATTATCTTGATTTTTTCTTTTTCAATTGGCTCGCATCCATATACTGATTTCAAAGATTCATTATACCATTCATCTATTTCCGCTATTACAGCCGATGCACGATATGTAGGCTTACTCATTGTCCTTGTTCTGCTACACAAAACCTCTTGATAATTGTCAACGATAAATTCGCAATCTTCTCCGTTGTACTCATAATCCTTGTAGAATTTCCAAAAAGACTTTATGTTTTTTATAAATCTAAACAGCATTTTCATTTTCACTATCCTTTCCAATAAAGCAAATCTACAACGTATAAAGGGCTGTAACCATAATCATATTTGCAACCTATTGTTTTCTTCATTTATGCACAACACCTTTCTTGAAACTTCGACGCATTCTTCTCTCTTTTCTTCGTTTGTACATTTGCCATCTGCGTTGTATCGGCAGGAAGTTAGGTTGCATTTTTTATTTGCATAAGCATTATTCACATTATCAATCCATTCACGAAACGGAATGTTGCTGATTGTGGCATTATCTAATGCTTCATCAACCGTTTTTTGCACTATTTCTTTTATTGATATTTTCATTCCTCATAAACCTCTCAAAATCTTCCATACACTTATTACATAAATCGTAGGTAATATTTAATATGCCATTTTGTGTGATTGATTTCATACACAACAGACCTACTTTTATCTCTTTCCCACACCTGTCGCAAGTATACCATTCTTTTTCGTGCCGCATAAAAACTAACCTCCAGTATCAAACAGAATACACTTTTTATTTTTCAATAATCTTTATCGTGTCCTGCACTCCATAGTAAATGACATATCTCTTACCATTTTCTCCCTCAAATTTAATATAATTATCATCGTGATTGCTTTCTACGTCAACTTTGCCCTCGTAATGGAAAATCTCTCTTCCGTCCTCTGCTGTTATTGTAATTTCCCTCTCAATACCATTTTCTAGTTCAGACTGGTAATCTTTATAGTTTCTAATTCCGCTTGCCGTAGACTTGTTCCACCAGTTAATACAAAATCCAATCAGAATAGTAATAATACAGCAAACAATAAATGAAGCAATTGAAGCTCTTAAACTTTCAGTCATAAGTCCAACTAGCAATACAACCGAAAGTAAAACAAGAACAATACAACTTAAAATTACCCATTGTCCAAATGTAAACATATTTTCTACCTCACTTTCTAAATAAAAACCTTTTTACAGATGCTATGCGTTGTCTGATAGTGGTTTTTTTATGTAACGTCGGCAATACGTTTTCTTTTCTCCACGTGTCATTTAGCAAATATCCAGTAACACGAATTGAAATATAATGTCTGACACTGTCTTCTTCCCAATGCGTTTTAGGCAATCTTCCAAAATTCTTCATCGAAACAATTTCAACACGCTTTTTTGACATATCCATTGCATATTTGTTTTCTTCCTTGTCAAACCAAAAAGAAATACCGTCTATCTCAAAGTGTTTCATTTTGCTTAGTTCCATCAATCTACCAACTTTCTACCACACTTAGGGCAATTATTGATTTCATAATCAAAATCCATAAAACTATCTCCCGTTGCGAAATGTATATAAACACCGTGTTCATCTTTGTATATGTAATCTTTGTATTTTGTGCTTGTGTAATCTTTGGTATAAATGTTTTTGCAAAATTCACACATGCCTAATCATCCTTTCCAGTTATCAACTCGCTATGTGGTAATTTTTCAATAAAATCACAAAATATATGCCAATCTGGCAATCTGTGATTTCTTCTCTGCTTGTAAATTGTCTTTAACTGCCTATAATTTGTTGTCATCCTCGCAGTCAACTCAAATCCAGACGGAATATTGTATAACAGTCGCAAATAATCTTCGTTGTCTTTTGTTTTCAAGTAAATTTCTTTCAATCTCTCGACTTCTTCGATAACTGCATCAGACACATAGTCGTTGCACATACACTTAATATCCATTTTGCTGATACAGTGCATTGTTGACTGACTCGATACAAAGTCAATAAAGTGGTATCTTTGCAATTCCACCCACGCCTTATTGCTGAATGTCAAATCAAACTGAACAATCACTCCGTTAAGGAAATTGTCATGCCCTGTGCCTATGTCACATCTTCCAAGATTATCAATTCTATCGGTAAATTTGTCATTCACAGCATTTATATCTACCGCAAACGGATATTTACTTGCTCTAAAACTATCTTCAATTCCAAAAACCTTGATATTTTCTATTCTTGCCATTTTACATCTCCAGTTATATTCGGTTTCTTGTGTTGGAAAGTATTATCCGGTCACTTATTACTATTCTGTCCATACTCTACCGTCAGACAACCAACACAAGCATTTTAATTATTTCAGCAAGGAATACCGAAACGCTTGCTTATCCGGTAGCGAACCGGAACATTGATGTGGTGAGGAATCGAACCTCACATGATGCCTTTGTCCATATCCTTTCGGCTCACTTTGGCATCGTACTTGTGGTTTCCTGCGTCTACCCTTTCCGCCACACATCAGCAAAGGCACCAATTCAAATGACTAATGATTATATCGCAAAACAGGAAAATTCTAGGTGCCTTTGCATTAAATTATTCCCCTCTATCGGGGAAATCGGCAACCGGGGATTTGAACCACGGTTCTTTGTGTATAGTGGGATTCTACACAACGCATTATCCATTATGCTATCGCCGTAAGTACGGATTGGCATACATGCATCTGTGTTTTAATCCGCACTGTTGCGATTCTTTTGCGTCCGGCTACTTTGGACACTGGAAACTACCGCAACAAAACCATAAACCCCACCGGACCTTGTGACGGTCCTTTAATCAGCTTTCCGCTAGTGGGTAAAGAAAGGTTCATGCAAAAGCAAAAAACATGAACAAACCATATACACCGAATTGCCGGTGTTGTATTCCGATTCGCTCTCGGCTAGAACGGATATACATTGCCCCTCTTTGTGATTCGCACTCCTTATCACGTTTAAGAGTTCAAGGGATATGGTAAAACTCTTAATGAGTTATAAAATATATCGCCACAATGGACGCACAAAAATTGATTATTGACATTATTCTATCACGAGGTCTTTCGCCTAACACTATGTTCAAAAACGAAACTACCACCATGAATCCAAAATAAACCACAGCAATGTATCGAATCAAAAAACTAATCATCACGGCTCCTCCACTCTTCTCATCTGTGGTCGTATTCGACATAATCAGATGCATAGTCACTGTTCATATTCTCGCACACAAAACCATTCTCACGGCTATATGCAGCATATTTACAATTTCCACAACACAGTTTTTCGTTATCGTCCATCCTTGAAGTCCTCCATTTCTTTTACACTCATTCCAACAATTCCTGCCGAACCATCCGAATCCGTATTCTTGAAATACTCTCCGTTCTGCGGAAACATGAAACGGAACATTGCGTAATTTGCTACGTCGCAAAGATATTCTGTGTTTCCAGTTTCTTCAAACTTCGCAAGACACTTTTTAAAACTTCCAATCGCATCTACATTTCCTGTTGCGAAATTCCTACTTGCCTTGCCATATTTGTAATAACTCTGACATATCAACGCTTTCCGCTTATCGTCAAACGCCTTTGAATATTCCGTTTTTAGCAATTCATTTTCCATTCTCAAAAACTCCTTTTTTATTTTTTCGGGAGTATGGGGGACTTAGTAGGCGGTTTTTTAATCCCACAATAGAGGGGTAGGGGGGTAGGCTGCTAGTCCTCTGTTTTACTCGGTTCGTAAAACTACAATTTTACGAACTTTAACGCTTTTTTGTTGTTTATCCGTCTTTTTGCTCGATTTCTATTGCCTCTTGTGCCGGATTCGTCAACTTTGGAAGCTCGCTATCGGCTAATGCTTGATTGTTTTGGTTGCCGACCTGCACCGGTGCCGTCTCCGCCATCCCATACGCCGCCTTTGCAACAAATATCAAATTGGCGTTCGTGCCGCTCTGGTTGTGCAAGCGATTAAGCGTGAAAGATTTACAAACATCGAACCATTTTTTGACTGTGATGCCATGCGCGCTATTAACTCTATACAACCCATTGGCCCAATCAGTAAAGGTGGTTCTGTGTATACCAGTTAAAAAACTAAATACTTCCAAGGTTGGTAGTACTTTATATTTAGCACATATACGAACATAGATACTAAATAAATTATCTAATAATTCTATATCATCATGACTAGGCTTTTGAATATTATCCGCGATATAAAAAATCATAGATACAAAGTTATCTCCAACACTTTCACTATCTCCATCTAGTTCAGTATCTATGTACTCATCTACTAACCTGAGTATGTCGTTCTGGTATACTTCAATACCAACTTCGCTTTTAACTGTGTTATCTTTCACAACATCACCTCCAAATATCCAAAATAAAAAACGCCAACACAAGAAAAATAAAAAGTTATCCTCTTGCGTCAGCGTTTATATATGCTTCCGTCTGTGTGCTACTGTTTCCAGAGCAGTATTTTAATATCTGCCCTTACTATACACGATATATAGCCCTATGTCAATAATAAATTTATAATATTTATTTGTCGAGTTCGAACCGTTTTTCATAAATCCAGGTGCGGCGTCGGGGAATTTGCCCGACTATATATATATACTTATCTTCTCTAACCTAACCTAATCTAATCTTATCTATGTTACACTTTGGAAACAGATTGATTACAAGTTGTTATCAGGACTGTATACAACATGATTACAAGTTGATTACAAACTGATAACAAAAATACACAAAAAAAGACGGCTAAAAAGCCGCCCTTTCTCTTTCTGGAATCACTCGCCCAAATACTGGCGATATAATTCCTCCCACGCGTCAGCGTCAAGGTCGCTTTCGAGTTCGGCGGATGCCTCGAACGGCTCCGCTTCTTCGTGGTCCAGAACGTCGGAAATGTCAACAGTGTATTGTTTTCCGTCAACCTCAACCCATACGTTGGCGGCGTCGTTCTGAACTCCGTTCTCTTTCAAGGCTTCCTGCTTAAATGAGTCGAAATCCATTACGGCAAGTTCAAAATCGGAACCCTCGACAAATTCGCCGCTTTCGTCTGCTTTGGAGTACTTCAAAGCGTATTCTTCAACGTCCGTCAAATGCTCATTATAGCGAGCATATCGGCAACGTAGAGCGGCAAGCTCTTTTTTGGCTTCCTCTTTCTCTTCAATTTTCCATCTTTTCAATTCTTCCGGGTCGGTATCGTTGCCCCAAATTGTATCGCCCTTTATGAATTTCTTCAGTTCCTCGTTTGTTACTCTACACTCTCCATGAAGTAATCTAATCATATCTAACATATTTTCCACCATTTCACGGCTGCGCCGTGCCTTTCTTTATTTGATAACTCTATTATATAATAATGTGCCTTATATGTCAAGTGTTTTTTTGTGCCTTATTTCAAAATTTTTTCTTCCCTTTCTAACTTTTCCGCAACAGCTAACTTTATAAAATCATTGCAACTACTATAGTTTAGCGCCTTTATCCTTTCTTTTGTCCCTATTGCAAAGCGGCAATTTATGCGTTCAAACTTGCTATCATATTTTTTTACTGCTTTTCTTAGGGATTCCGTTGTCTTTTTTTCTTCCATGTGTAAAACCTCCTTTTTTTAAATTACTTCTATTATATAATAATGTGCCTTATATGTCAATATATTTTATTGTTTTGTGCCTTATACATATTGCACAATTTTTGTGCCTTATATTTGTGTATTTTGTATATTGTTTTTGTGCCTTATATTTGCTATTATATGTATATCAAATAAAAAAAGGCGGTCGCCCCTACCAAGAACGAACCGCCACCAATCAAAAAAGAAAGGTAAGGGAATTATATCATAGATTCCCGAAAAGGTAAAGAATTATGAAAACAGTTTACAGAATCAAGATTACAGGAAAGAAATACAACGAAAATTACACTTTCACAGAGCCAACAGAAGGAAGCATAAAAGAAGAAGTTGCGGAAATTCTGGAGGAAATGAAAAAAGGAAATATTGACAAGTTTGAAATCGTAAAGGAGGCGTAAAAAATGAAAATCAATAAATTGTCATGGGCGGTTGCCTACAAGATTAACAAGAAAACACAGGACGACGGAACAACGAAAGTTATTACAATCGCAAAGTTTAGCACAGCGGAAGCCGGTGTAAACTTTATAAAAAAATGTCTGCCAGAAGAAACGAAAGAACGTTTTTTCGTGGTAGACGCCGACGCCTTGGAGGCTTGCAAGGATGCGGACAAAATAAAGTGCCTTGAACACTCCGAGGCAGCTAGATTTTTCGCATATGTCGAAAAAGAAGGGGGGTATTGATATGTTTGTATCAGTTAAAAGCCTTACGGCTCTAATCGACCAAGATATACAATTTTATATTGAGGGTGTAGCAAGCAAGGAACAGCACAGCCCGGAAGAGTTTGAAAAGTGGCATAAGTATATAAAAAGCCGGCTCGTAGAACAACTTTCTAAGCTGAAAAAAATAAGTTGCAACAAAAAATTGATTGCAACTTATGAAAATAAAATAAATGAGTTATTGAAATAGTCGAAACCGCCCGCGCGGCGGTCTGGCGTAGGATTGCAACCTTGCCACTGATGAGACAAGCACACATAAAGGAGGTTTTCACATGATTATTAAAGCAAGTGATATAAAAATAGGCACACAATTAGCAGAGTCAGACGGCTTTCTGTTTGATGTTGTAGAAATTGTAAAAGAGACAGAAAAAACTGTAACGGTTCGCCTCTGCTCCGACTTTTCGAGTTTTCCGGCACACTGGAGAACACAGAAAGACGGGACGCCGGGCGGAGTTATTAAGACTTTTAGAAAATCAACTAAGTTATACGGCGTTAATTAGTCGAAACGGTGGAAGTTCCACCGTCTGCAGGAACTGCCCCGCCTGCACTGATGAGACAGGGCGCACAATGAAAGGAAGGTTGATTATATGGCTACAATTAAATTACAAGGAATTTATGATAAGAAAAATGCAATTCCAGCGGTCGAACTTAAGCCGGGAATGATTACAATTTGGAATTTTGGTTACACAGAGACAATAAAAAGCGTTGAGCCTACCAAGAGCGGGAAAAGCGTTAAATGCGTCATTATATCCGACGAGAGCGGAAAAGAATACACGCGAACAATGCGAAATGATACACTTGTAGCAATTGCGTAGGCAAGCGGCGGCGTTTTCCGGGGTTCGATTCCCCGGCTTGCTTTTCCCTTTTGAGGAATAAAATAAAAAATAGAAAGGTGGTTATTTTATGAAAAAAATAGCTGGATGTTTTACAAAAATAGGGACGTCAAAGAATGGCGTTATTGTCGGAACTATAGGAAAGTTGACAATTCCGACATATGAAGAAATTCTAGAAATTGCCAAATTTTACAACATAAACACGACGCCGGGCGTTTTTGGTTATCATTTTATAACCAAAGAGGGAGCCAAGAAATATAGCAATTTACCAGTAAACAATTATAACAATTTTATAGAGTTTTTAGCACTGTAAAAGATGACAAGCCGGACACGTTCCGGCTTTTTGTCGTGCGCTTTGCCTGCTTTGGTGGGCGTGCGCCCTGCTGCCGTTTTGCTTTTTGCAAATCTCCGGCGGCGTGTTTGCGATACAAAAAAAACAAAAGGATGTTTTTACCCTGCCGGATTTGTTCCGGTTTGGTTTGGATGTAAAAACATAGTACCTTGACAACGCTATATATTCGCCGTATACTGATTTTATATATCTATAGCAAGTTTATAGGCTCACGAGATAAAAAGGCAAAATAGGAGCCTTGGAACGTCTCACAAGGGCAAGCCTTTATTTAGTGTATCTAAAATCAGTAAAGTAAAAAACAGTGCAAAAACTGTTAATATAAATCAATTTGAAAAAATTCACCCTGCAACTATAAAAATAAGTAACCCCGGGGGGTATCAAAAAATTTGCATTATCGGGCGAAAATTCCGAAATCGCAAAAAATCTCTCTCCAACCTTGAAAATTTGAAAGGTAGGGGGGTATCAAAATATTTTGCTTACCGGGTGTAAAAAGAAAGGAGTGTTCAGCATGAACAAAAAAACAAAAGCATTAGACAAGGAAACCTACAAAGAAATCATAACCGCAATCCGCAAAGGCTTCAATTACGGAGAACACGTATTCAAACCAAACAAACGGCTTGCTACATTGTTGGTAGTGCAAGCCAACATAGGAGTTAGAATCTCTGATATACTGCACCTTACGCTTTCAGACGTGGTATACGAGAGCGGCCGCTATCATCTGGATATTATCGAGCAGAAAACCGGCAAGGGAAGAAATTTCACGGTTCCAACTGAATTATTCCAATTCTTAAAGCAGTACACAGAGGATAACGGCATTGCACCAACCACAAGAATCTTTCCAATCAGCGAAAGAGCCGTACAGAAACAATTGAAAATCGTAGCAGATTTCTTTGGAATTGACGGAATATCAACTCACAGTTTCCGGAAATTCTATGCTACGGAAATGTATCTAAATAACGATTATGATATTGAACTGGTGCGTCACCTGCTACAGCACTCATCCAGTTCGACAACGCAAAGATATATCAGTATCAGTGAAAAACGTGTTGAGAACGCATTGAAAAACCATTTGTGTATCATCTGATTGTATGGTACACTTTAAAGGTCTAAAACCAATATAATACGGCAACCATTTATTTCTCCCCCCGGTTGCCAATTAGACAAAAAAGTAGGAGCCTTTTCCATAATTTAGGCTCCTGCTTATTATTTATTTCTTATTTTTCTTCCTTGCAACTAATTCCTGCAAAGAAATCGTCATTTACTTATAAAAATCTATTACATATTTCTTCAAAAAAATCTAACTTTGCCAGTCTAATTGCTTCAGCTAAAGTAAAGTCTCCACCTATATTTTCTTTGATTTCTTTTGCATAAGGAACAAAACTTTCACATCTTATTCCTTCATTTTTTGAAACAACATAATCTTTATAAATCAGTGATAATTCTTCGTTTGTCTTATCGCTATATGGAATTTTCATTTTATATCACCTCTTTCAATCTTCCAAGTAAATCATTCTTTCTTAGTTGAAAATAAACTGAAAATCTTTATCATTTATTTCAACTGTGACAAATTCTTCATTGTTGTCAATAATATCTACAACTGCACTTTCATATTTTGCATATGCTGATGTGCATTCATATTCCTTACCCTTGGTAAAATGTTCATCTGTTTTTCTACAAATTGCTTTGTTATTCATTTATATCACCTCTTCTAATCTTTACTTCGATTTTGATTCTATTCTTTTTGCAATTTTTTTCAACTCTTTTATTGTAGTAGCGTCAAATTCCGTTCCATCATCAAGTGTTACAAAATAATGTTGAACGCTTCGATTTTTGTCGTAATTAAAATCGACATCAACATCTACTCTCACGACTCTATCTCGGATTCTTTTAGGCAAATAGTCTTTTATTTCCATTTAATCACCCACTTTCAAATCAATCTTTCCTGCCGAAAGGCATTTACAAGCATAAGAAAATCCAGAAATAAACGCATTTTCTTCCACCTCTGCACAACTGTCACAAAATGTCTCATAAATTTTGGAACTTAAATTAACACTAAGTATTTTGTCAATCTCTTCGTTAAGTTCATCTCCCTTTTTAAAATATAAATCTCTATCAAGGTTGTTTTCTCTCCACTGCCCATAAATCATTTTTGCAAATGCTTCCATATTGAATACCTCTTTTCTTCTTAAAATGTTTGATTTTCTGTAAGAGGTATGCTATAAATATAAATAGACATATCTCTTGTTTGGTGTGTCATTGTAGCGGTTTAGGTCTGTCAAAACTTTCAAACCGCTACTTTTTTTGTAAAAGCAAATGTATCCCTTGTCGCATTGCTTCACCTTTGGTTATCTTGTGTTCCTCGCAGTATTTTTTTAACTTTCGTTCAGTTTCACTATCAAGGCATACACTAAACCGTTTAGTTTTTGGGTCATTCACCTTGGGTCTTCCTACTGTGCTTATTTTTTTCACCCCTTTCTAATTTTAATCACACCTTTATTATATTTATATCACACCAAAAAGTCAACCCCTAAATGCAAAAAAAATAGAGACAATATAAAATTATACTGTCTCTATCCAATAAATCTAGTTATCAAGCATTTCATTTACTCTCTGCATATTATCTCCAGTATCATACACAATCACGCATGACCTGCCAAAATAAAAAACTGCTAAGAATATAACGCAAATCAAAATAACTATCAAAAGTCTTTTCCACATATGAATTACAACCTTTCTCTATACTAACTAAATAAAATACCGCTCTTCATTATATACCAAAACACAGAAAAACAAAGGATAATAAGAAAAGCAATTAAGTTATCTTTCGTAAGATTCTTATAATATTGAACATCATATCCCTCGTTTGCTCTAAATGAGCTATAGCATTTGAAACCAAGCGTCCAGGCAAGCGGAATAAGTGCCAATAGATAATATTCTTCGACCAATATTCCAACTAAACTAATAACATTGGTTACTGCTGCTAACATATTTGCAATGAACGAATTCTTCAATTCCTTTGATTTGCAGATTATATAACCACAATGCGGACAACTATCTGCCGTATCACTTACCTGGCATTTACACTCCGGACATTTTATCAATGACATTTCCGAATCCCCCTATTCTATTTTATCAAAAACCTAAAAACAAAAATATTTAGCAAACCAATCACAATAACAACCCAATCATCAATAATGTATTTGTTCTTCCCCTGCCTTACTAAATCAATTATCGCCAATAACATAGCAAGAACGGCAAGTATCGTAGAATATCCAGGTGTTGGAAATAATATTGATATTCCGCACATTACTGCACTGACTATTCCAAGTGGAGAATGTTTCTTTTTTACATACATGGGATTTCCACAATTTGGACATTTGTTTGCATTATCACTTATTTCTTTCCCACACTCCGGACATTTAATCAAAGCCATGAGCAATCCCTCCTCTTTTATTTTTGATTGTATATTATCATATTTGACTATATTTGTCTATAATGCAGTTCTTAATGTTTGGAATACATTGTTTGTTATGCTAATTATTTCATCTGCGTATGTTGCCAAAAAGTCGCAAAACATTTCTTCCTGCTCCAAAGTCATATCAATTCCGTATGAAAACATTGCGCTATGGCATATCTCATGTAGCAAAACTTTGCGTAAAAAACCGCCACGCAAAATATTTGATATATAAATTGTTTGATTATTTCTATCGCACATTCCGCAAGTATAACTTCCGTCACTTCTTTGTAGCATATTGCTATACGGTGATACTGTTACTATATTCCAAACAAAACCATTCATAGTATACAATTTAACCACTCCAATCAAAAAGGGGCAATTACGCCCCCTTAAATATTTACTGTAGCTTCTGGGACTTTCTTTTTTCCATATATTTTCTTTTGGATTGAATATTTTTATCTGGATTGTTGTCAACCCATTTTCTTCTTGAAGCTTGTATTTGCTCTTTGTTTTCCAATCTCCATTTTCTATCTCTTTCGAGGCAACGCTTTCTTCTTTCCATAAGCTCTTCATTTGTCATTTCAGACACTTTCTTTTGCATTGGTTTTGTCAATGCGGTTTTTATATCCATTCCCCTTTTTAATCTTCCGTAAACACTTTGAATACATAAATTTCCATATTCTCTACACCATTCTGATAATGTTTTAGTAACTCCATCAATGGTATAAAAATTATTATTTCTTCTGTTATTTGATTGAACATACATTGATACCCACCTACAATTACCTGGTTCATAATTACCATTTACATCTATCCTGTCAATAGTGCATTTACCTCTAGGTGCTTTTTCGTCATACCCATTTGTGTAAGACCATTCTGTAAAATTTGTAACCCCTTTTTCACCAAGCCATTCTGGACAAACAGTAATTCCTCTTCCGCCATAATTTTTATAAGAAATATCATTTTTGTTATAACATCTGTTAATCATATCTCTATAAATATTAAATATCCTTGTTTTCGACATTCCATGTATATAATTAGGACTATCTTTTCCTTTTTTAACACCAATACAACCACAAGAATGAACATTTTTATTGTAAAATTGTGATAATTTCATTTTTTTCTCTTTTCCACAGCAACATCTAACAATTATTCTTCCTTTTCTTCCTATCTGCTCAACTCCTATAATCTCAAGATAATCTTTCTTTTCTCCTATATGCTTTTTTAATTCATCTAAATATACACAACCACAAGATTTTATAGAACCATTATTTCGCATCAATACAGACTTAAAAACAGGTATTTCGTTTCCACAGTCGCAACGACATCTCCATCTTATACAACCATTAGGTGTTCTATCGTATATACCAACAACTGTAAGTCTACCAAATCTTTTTCCCGTCAAATCAATAAAATTGCGTTTCATAACTGCCTCCACATTATTTAATATTTAATAACATTATATCATTTATTTTTATTGACTTCAAGCAAAAAATGATATAATATTAAATAATATTAGATAAAGGAGTTTTTATTATGGCAACTGACACACTAAAAAACAGAGTTAGAATATCTACCACATTAAAACCAGAAACAAATAATTTATTAAAGGAATTTTCTCGAAAAACACAAGTTCCTATTAGTAAAATCGTAGAAAGTGCTATATTAAATTATATTCTAGAAAAAGGGGAGAAATAAACTCCCCTTTTTTTAGTGAATTTTTTGCATAATCACTTGCATACGTTGTTTCAGCAACTCTTTTTCTTCACTTGACATATCATTTACAAGTTCTGCTACATCTTCTCCAAGTTCTCGCATATAGGTTTCTAACGATTTCATATTGGCTTTTTTATCTTCTGGTGTGTCTGCTTTGTGCATTTCTTTTGATTCCATGTACGACATACGGCTCATTCCGCTTCTGCCCTCTCTGGAATCTCTCATCTTCATGTTTTTATCCATCCCGGTATCAGTGTAATACATAAGACCGTCTCTGTTTTTATCCATATCTCTGTACCATTCCGGGTCATGTTCTCGGTACATTTCCGGCGTCATATGGTAGTATGGTTCGTCATATCCTCTACGGTACGTTCCACGTCCTTTCGGAGCAAATCTTCCGTCAGCGTATCGGTATTTGTCATAAAATCTTCTTCCGTCTCCGTAACGCTCAAACATTTCAAGCGTTTCTTCCAAGTTTGATTCATCCATTGCCTTTGTCAAGGTTCTGTAGTACATTGCTTCCGACAAATCTTTCATCATGTCTACTACTTTTCCCATTTCGCAAGTATCAACATTTTCGATTCCAGATTCCATTTCGCTTTTGGCACATTCGGAAAGTTTTTCAATCATACAATGCATTCTTTTAATATCCATCTCAATCACCTCCACCGGTTGTAACAAGAGTTCCATCACCGTTTATTGCATTTAATCTGTTGTTTGGAGCGCAAGCAATTCTTCCAAGCAATTTGAAAACCCCGCTATTTGACGTGGTTTCAACTCTTGTACTGTATTTTGTTCTTGTTCTTATACTACAAGCCGTTGCCTGCGTACAATCACATTTTGTCAGTGGGTAAAGTACCGTACCAGTTCCAATCTGGATATATACAGGAGCAGAAATTGTTGTTTCTGCCGGAATGCTCTGTGCCACAACAATGCAATATTTTGAATCATCGTTATAACTTCCTTCCGGGATTTGGATAACAAGACCAGTACCGGCAGTAAAATTTACTGCCTGACTTATAATCAATTTCTTGCAAAGTCTGCATACGTTTTTACAATTACTCATAATCTACCTCCTAAAAATCAATATGGGATAAGCCATAGACCTATCCCATAGAGTAATAATCAGCCTAGTTCGGCGAGTTTTTCTGATATTCTGTTTTGATTCTTCTGCATATTAGCAACAACCGCAACCGTTGTTAAGACCTACTCCATAAGCGGACTGGTAAGGTGAGCAAGTGATGTAAGCTGGTACGGCAGTAGGTCGCAACTGGCTTACAAGATACTGGTTCTGCTCTGACTGTGAAGCCGCCAATTTAAGGTTCTGATTTTCAGTCTGCAAAGTAGACAATTTGTCGTTTACAAGGAAGTCAAGGATGCTTCTTGTGTTTGCGTTCTGATTGTCTATAATATCTCTTGTATTGTTGCACATAGAGTTCTGGAGTGCGTTTGTCTGCGTTGAAATGTTGTAATTCACGCCCTGAATAGCTTCTCTTGTTGCACAGCAGCAGTCGGAAATCTGATGAGATACATCATTGAATCCCTGCTGGTTCTGAAAACCAAGCGTACAGATTGAGTTATCAAGAGTTCTGAAATTGCTGTTGATTGTGTTGTTCAGCGCATAGTTACTGTCTGCCAGTCCGTATGTCTGCTGGTCGAGTTTGCTAATAAGCGTCTGCTGGTCTACTGCGGCTCTAACATCTGCCTGTGTAGCACAAGGAACGGATGCTCTGTCACCGCCGTTGCCGTAACCGCCGCCAAATCCATTACCCCATCCGCCAAAAATAGCAAACAAGATAATCAAGACCCACCAGCCGTTTCCATCGCCCCAGCCGTCTTTGTTGTTTCCTGTCACTGCCGCAATATCGGCAAGACTAGGTGAATTTCCGTTAAACATTTTGTTTACCTCCATTGTTTTATTTACAAATGGGAAACTAGTTTTAAGTGCACAACCCAAAATGTACTAACGTAAATTGCATCTTTGAATAATTGATTTTCTTATTTCATCCGGTGTAGTTCCTTTTTCTTTGCAGACGTTTTCTGCAAATTCCTGTAACCCTCTTGAATCTCCATTTCTATACATCTCAATAGCATTTTTCGCCATAGGGTTACTCATAACTTCATTGTTTTTTGTGATTTCTTCTAAAAATTTCTGTGGATTTCTCATTGCTTTCATAAAACTAATTGGATTAAGCATCTGTATCACTCTCCTTTTTAGTCGTAGTCGAAGTTTTAGTGCTTCTAGTCGAAGATTTAGTCGAAGTTTTAGTCAAAGACGATTCCAAGTTAGAGATTTTGTTTTCTAACTCATCGAATCTTTTCATAATTACTTCTGTGACCTCTTCTGATATGCCTATTTGACTTTTTGTGTTGTCCTGTGTCGGATTGTTAGGCTCTGTATCTAAAACTGGTTTAAAAGTCAAAATATGAGTTCTTCCATTTGCAAGCCATTGTTTTCCAAATATTTCTGTTCCGTCTGCTTTTGGAAAATAATATATATTCCCATCCATCGGAATGTCTGTTGCTTTTACAACGTCAATGCTATCAACAACTTTTCCAATAAAACTTGTCTGTTGTGATGTTGCCTGCATTTGAGAGTTCTGCATAGGCGGTTGTAAGTTCTGCTGACAATTTTGCAAAAAGTTCATTCTTTCTGCGTATGGATTTTGAACATATCCATTATTCATCGGATAAAAGTTCTGATAATTTTGCATCCGGATTCTCCTTTCTTATTTTACCAATAACATTTTCAAACACGCTAACGGCTGTAGCCTGCGTTCCAATAGGTATTTTCTGCATTTCATTTTCGCTAAAAATCATTTCAAGAATCTCGTCTTTGAACATATCAATCACTCCTTACAATTAAAACTTACACCAAAAAAAGACGGATAAACCGTCAGAAATCATTCAAAATTTATTCATATGTATTATTGAAAACAATGCTCTTTTCTTATAATCACGTACTTTATTTAGTGTAAAATAATGAATTAAAATATTTACACCATTTATACACCATTTTCATAAAAAATATAGTTATTTATAGATATTTATGCGAAAGTTAAAAATCCTCTATATACCGAAAACAACGCATTTTCGCCTTTTTGAACATTTCAATTTTCAAAGG